CATTATATGGATAGTGACACTATAGGGATAGTGACACTATAGGGCTATAAGCATTATATGGATAGTGACACTATAGGGATAGTGACACTATAGGGCTATAAGCATTATATGGATAATAGCCACTAATATATATTAAATTGGTCAATATTTTTAAAAATATTTGAACAATATTTAAAAAAATTTAAAAAAATTGTTCAATAAATCAACTTTTAAATATGGTGCTATAGCCCTATAGTAAATACTTAAGATAGAGCATAAAATTAAGGTGCTTTTAGTATTTTAAAGGAACGAATAATTAAATTAACACTTAAGCCTAAAAGTGCTTAAATGCTTAATTTTTAGGTGCAACTAAACAAGTAAAAATGAATAAAATTAAATTATATTTGATATTTGAGACCCTAAATGCAATAAAGTATAATTGAATAATTTTAAAATTAAATTTAATTTTTATAACTGTTAACAGTCACCATATGATTAATACTATTAAGGGCTTTAAGCCCTTACATTTATATCATATTAAATCTATAGATAATAACAATAAGTATTTTTTAGGGCTTAAAGCCCTTAAAACTGTTTAAAAATGCTTAATTATTAAATAGGTGATTATATGAACGATATAAATAAAAATACATATTATATGCTCCCTAGGTGGTTTGTACACTCTTGTATATCTATATCTAGGGCTACAAGTGGTAAATATTATTTAACTAATAGAGATAATAAAAAAGGATACTTTATAACCCTAGAACTAAACAATATATCTCTTAAAGTTCCTTTTAGGGCTTTATTTGATACTAACGATAAAATTAAACCTATTGTAAGTTTAAGTTTTAGTAGTGCTATTTATTGCCCTAGTGATTTAAGGGGGTTATGTCAACTAAAAGACTCTAATATGTCTTGTTATGCTAAAAACGGGCAAAAAAGGGCTTGTGGTGACCATACAAGCCTTGGTATACCTTGTATAAACTCTTTAATGAATAGTTTTTTAGTTATGGCTTGTTTAAATATTCTTTATAATAATATCGAACTTTTAGGGCTTTTTAGCATTTATATCACTAAAAACTATCCAATAGTTAGATTTAATCTAAAAGGTGACTTTAAAGACTTTAAAGACTTGTATATATTATCCTTTTTAGTAAAAAAATGCACTAGAACTGTTTTTTATGGCTATAGTGCTAGGGACGATATATTATTTGACTTACAAGGCTATAAAAACTATTTAAGGAACGATAACTGTTATCTTAACGGCTCTAACGAACAATATACTAATTTATTTAAAGCCACTTATGATTTAAAAGAGTGGTTTATAAGTAATTATAAATGTTTGGGGGGTTGTATGGGTTGTATGAACTGTTTTAAATTACGAAATAAGACTATAAACTGTTTAGTTCATAATAAAAATAGTGATATAGTCTTAAACAGTCTTAAAAATAGAGTATTCTTAAAAAAATTATTAAAATGTTATGGCTTAAATATTAAGAATAGTGATTTAAAAATAAAAAGTGGCTTGTTAGAGTCACTTAATTATTATTTAAACGATATAAAACAGTTAGATATCTTTTTTGAGTCTTTTTTAGACTTGTATTATTATTTAACTAATAATTACGAAATATGGGATAATATAGAACAAATAGATTTAAAAGGCTTACAAGCCCTAGGGGTTATTTAAACCCCCTAAAATTAATTTATAGGTGATAATATGAACTTAAAACAAGCATTAATTATTATGAACGAACTTATATTTATGAACGATATTAAAACTATTAAAAGTTTTATCCATATCTTAAAAGAGTTATACAATACTAATATTGATTATTTATACTTTTATGAACTTGTAGATAATAAATACGAATATTGGAGCAATATTGAATACGAACTAGTAGGTTTAAACTCTATAGGCTATCCAATAGGCTATACAACCGATATAATATATCAAATACTTAACAGTAAATACGATAAAAAAGAACTTAATTTATTATGTTACAATAACGATACATTATTGTTAGATTTATTTAAGATAGCCTATAAAGACTTTAAACTAAAAGATTTAAACTATTTGATAGAGTTTTTAAAAGACAATATTAATAACGATATGGCTTTTAATTATTTTATAACTAGTTTAGATAGTGATATAAAAGATATAGACAAGTTTAATTTTATTATAGACTCTTTATAGGTGATATTATGGATAAAAAGGAACTGTTAAAAGAGTTGGAACTAGTAGAGCATCAAATAGATAATAAAAATAAATCATTAATTAAAATGCTTAAAGTTATTAAATGTACTAATATTGACTGGTATAATGTTAATAACGATATACAATACTTAAAAGACCGAAAAAATAATTTATTATTTGAATTAAGCAATAAATAGGGCTAAAATAAAGCCCTTTATTTTTTTAACCCATATTATAACATTGTTATACTATTTAGTGCTAACAGTCAATAACAATAATAAAACAGTATACAAGAACAAAAAAAGTATACTTTAAATTAAATATAGCCTTTATTATTTGATAGGTTGTGATAACAAGTACTATTTTAATTAAGTCTTACATTAAGTATTATTATAGTAGTTAAATAAAACTGTTAATAATACTTATTATATATAGATAGCCTAAAAATAAAATATTGTATTGTACTGTTTTAATAGGGCTTAATGCATACTATACCACCCTATACCATACCATACTATACCATACCATACCATACTATACCATACCATACCATACCATACTATACCATACCATACCATACCATACCATACTATACCATACCATACCATACTATACCATACCATACCATACTATACTATACCATACTATACTATACCATACCATACCATACTATACCATATCATATTATACTATTATCTAAACATTAACATTTTATTGTAAAATGTAAATATGTTAATAAACTGTTATAAAAAAATATTACATATGAGGTCACAACTTTATTAGTCTAGACTTAATTTTTTCAAGTTAACTTTAATTTTTTTCAAGTAGACTTTCCTGGAATTCGATATCTCAAGTTTGGCAAGTCCATACAAATTTTTTCAGATTTTGGGGGAGGTAAAATCCAGTCGCTTTATCAGCTTGGAAACTCCCAGTCACTCCACCCTAGACACACACCCCCACCACCACCTGCTTGTGCTACACTCTATTTTTGATTTGGGCTTTGCCCTGTACTGTTTAAACTGTTCATACTATTCATAACTGTAGGAAACTGTTATGAACTGTTCTAAACTGTTATGAACTGTTATGGACTGTTTGAAATATTATGGAAATTATGGATGGGAAAACAATAGGTAGACAATAGAACAAACATATATATCAAGTATAAAATATATACTTTTCACAACCAAATAAGGTCGGAGAAGGCTTCTTTGGGTAGAGGTGTAGGTGTGTATCTCCCTGGAGAATTTTTCCGAACGAATTTTTCAATAAGGTCGGAGAACTCCCCTTTTTGGCTATAAAGAACTGACAGTCATTTTCGGTTTTTTGGGTTGTGCCAGTTTAGTCCAAAAGTGTGCCACTTTTTCTGATATTGTGCCAAAATTTTCCAATTTGTGCCAAAAATTTCATTTTTCGTACTTTTTGTGTCACGAAATCTCAAAAGTGTGCCAAAATACACCCAAAAGTAATACTCCTACTGGGAAAAAGTATTACTTTGTAACATATTCTTTACATTTTGGGCGATTTTCTGTGTCACTCCATCAAAAACTTGTGTCAGACTTTGCCAAAGTTGTGCCAAACTGTGTCACTAAAATATAAAGTTGTGCCACATTTACTATTTTTGAAAAAATTGTTATGAGTATCGATAATAAGACTATTTTAATTACTGGACTGGTCATTGGTGGAGTGGTCGGACTGTATCTCAATCAGACCGAAATAGCATCCGCCATATTCGGCGGACTGGTAGGTTACTTGTCCAAGGATGTCATCACAGTTCAACACGAAAATATGGAGGATGAATCCGAAGATGGACAATCAGACTCTGAAGAAGCATGATGAAATAATAGATGAGCATAATTCAGAGATTTGTCACATCCGACAAGATTTGATTGACATCAAGACTAGACTGGGTATAAAGGATCTTACGAATGGTCAGGTGGTCGAATATCAAAAACAGTTAGCCGATGCCATCGCTATGGAAAGGGAAGAGCGAAAGGCTATGGATGAAAAACTGGATAATCGCACTTGGTTCATTCTGACTGGGATTATAATCTCTATTCTGATAGAGATTGGATTTATGATGTTTAGAGGATGATATTATGGCGGTAGAGTTTCCAAAGGATGAAGAAGGCTACACATTGGATGAAAATGGTGAGCGTGTATTGCCTGATGAACCACAAATGTCAAAAAAGACTGGTAAAAGGAAAAAGGCTAACACTAAAATATTCACTCAAGCCAAAGTTGACAAGATATGTGAACTAATCATCGAAGGAAATTTCATCAAGGATGCGGTTCAAAGGGTTGGAATCAGACCCAACACTTACTACTCTGAACTGGTCAGAAAGGGTAAAAAAGGAATCAGACCATATAATGAATGGTATGAGCAGATAGAAATTGCTAAAGCTCAAGCAGTAACCGATAAGGTTTCCATCCTATCCAATGAGATGAAGAATGGAAATGTCGGTGTAATCCAATGGTGGTTGGCTAGAATGCATCCTAATCAATGGGAAAGAACTGAAAGAATTAAGGCAGAAGTTGATAACAGTCAGACCATCAACATTGTTAGGTTTTCAGATAAGCATAAGGATAAAGAAGAAGAATAAGTTATGACTGAATTTGTTGCGACAGACAGACAAGCAGAACTCATAGATGACAAGACTAGGTTCTTGTTGATTACTGGGTCTGCAGGTAGTGGTAAAACCATATTCTGTTGTCTTAAGGTGATATTGTATGCAATAGAGCATCCTAGGGCAAGAGTTGGGGTTTTTAGGTCTACTTTACCTGCACTTCGTGAAACTGCTTGGTTGGAGATTCGTACTCTGTTGGACAAATTCAAAATTGACTATGATGAAAATAAAACAAATGCTATTATAACCCTAACAAACAAGTCCACTATCTCTTTTACTCCATTAGATGATGATAAAAAGATAAGAAGTCTAAACCTTGACTATGTATTCGTTGAGCAATGTGAGGAAGTTTCTGAAGAGATTTTTGATGAGTTAGCATTAAGGGTTAGGGGCGAAGTCAGTCTTGCCGATTATGGTCAAATACTGCTTATTGCACAACCCGGTCCTAAAACTCATTGGATATACAAGAGATTCTATCAAGTCAAGGCTAATGACCCTGATTACAAGGTAGAACACTTCAGTTACCTTGAAAATCCCTATCTTAAGGAAGACCAAAGGAAATACTACGAATCATTAAAGGAAACCAATTACGATAGGTGGAGAACTCATGCATTGGGTGAATGGATTTCATCAAGTAAGCAGATATTCACCAATAATTGGAGTGTCGGCTTTGACAGAACCTTTTTTGATTTTTATGTCGGTGGAGTCGATTTTGGGTGGAATAACCCATCGTGCTTTCTTCTCATCGGTTTTTATGATGATGAAGCCTATGTCATCGATGAAGTTTATGGATCAGAGATGACTACAACCGAATTTTTGCAGGAAATTGATGAAATGTTGCATAAGCACAGTCTGAACTTTAGTGAGATAGATTCAGTTTATGCAGATGCAGCCGACCCTGAATCAATCGAAATATTCTGTAGGGAAGGATTGAACACTTATCCATCAGTAAAAAATGTTAAGGCTAAAATAGATACCACAAGGGAAACTAGGATTCATGTTGCAGAAGAATGTGTCAATTTAATCAGAGAGTTACCAGAGTACGAATGGAAGCGAAACAAGGACAATGAGATACTTGATGAGCCAATAAAGAAGAATGACCACGCTATAGACAGTTTGTGCTATGCTTGTTATGGTGTTCGTGGTGAATTGAGTTTAGACAAGCCTTCTGCCACTTTCGATATGAGTCAATTAAAAATATATTAGGAGGATAGAGAAAAATCAAATGAGTTTATTGGACAGATTCAGAGCAGATAAGCAGAATCAAATAGTTCAGAATGCAGAACCGAACAGAATACATATTGTAGGGATAGATGACATCAAAACAGAAGCCCACGATGTTCGTTCTCAAAACTGGGTTGATTATGCTCCTCCAAAAATAAAGCCTACCATCAAGAATCGTAGAAAGGCTTCAATGTTTCCATCAGTCTATGGTATTCTGAACAACCTTATAATGAAAACCATCTCCAGTTATGTGATTGATGGTGAAAACGATGATGCAGTTGAACATATTGTAGATACTGCAAAGATTTGGAATCTTCGTAATGTGATGTATGAATGCCTTTGGAAATGTATGGTTGATGGTGAAGTCTTCTATGAGAAAGGCACAAAGAATGGTCACATACAGTTAAGGATGTTGGCATTCGATGGTGAAAGGGCTTTAATCAAAAAGATATATGACACCGATGGAACAACTGTCAAAGGCTATAAACAGTTGGTTGTTCGTAAAAGTGCCTTGAAACGATGGAAAGGCATAAAATTTTGGGAAACATATCAGGACTCTGAAGTCATTACTGTTGACTTTGAACCATCACAGATTTCCAATCCGCAACTCATATCAATCGATGGAGTTGGTCAGTCATTGGTCAAGAATGTCATTGACATCGCTTACTATTTGGAAAGTCTTGCATCACAGATGCCTATGATTGTTTTCAAGAGTGCGAACATTATGGTTGCTACTCTTGGTAATGAGAATCGTAGGGAAACCAAGATAGATGATAAAACAAGGGATTATGTAGCAGACCAACTATCAAATTACCATAATAAAGGTGTGGTAACTCTCCCATATGGTATTGCCTTGGAGAATGTAGGTAATCCAGTACTTCCGAAGGTGGAAGAATACATCAAATCACTTAAAGGGATGCTTTATGAAGGGCTTGTTACTCCTGAATCATTGTACTCTAGTGAATCATCAAACAGAAGTACTGCACAAGTTCAGTTGACTGATCCGCAGACAGGTCATGTGCTTTTCATCGAATTTTGTCAGGAGTTCCTTAAAGAATGGGTGGAATCCACTTTGATTGACCCTGAACTTAAGAAACATGGATACAAGGAAGGGGATGCTTACATCACTTTCAAAACAACTGAAGCCGATTTGGATACTAATTATCTTGAAACTAGTGAAGAGCATAATACTGCAACAACCACCACCCAAATCAAAAACAAGGATGGTTCTACTGCGATAACTACTGACCCAACACCATATAAAACAGAGAAGAATAAGGAGGAGTAGATGGTCAAGCAGATTCAAGAAATAGAAGATTATTATCATTCTGATGATGAAGATGATGACATCTATGGCTTGTTTTATGCTCCGACATACTTTGAAGTTGATGAGCAACTGGTTATTGTTGCTTGTCTGATGTTGTTGGAGCAAAGGTATAGGGTGATGCAGTCTATGACTCCACAGAGAATTGTGGATGAGATTGAAGAAATGATTGATTCATTGAATAATGAGTTAAAATCAACTGCAATTGATAAGATTGATTCTTGTGTGTGGGATTACTTCGACAAGATAATGTCAGACTACAATATTCCCGATAAATATGTCAGTCAGGACATATCAATGTACCCAATTATCGAAGAGTCAATCAATACTTTGTGTAATCAACTTAAAGGTGAGCTTAAACAGAAGAGTATGTTCTTTGTCGACAATTTAACGAAGGACACCTTTGATATTAAGCCGAACTTCAAGAGAGCCATTAGAAAAATCATCGATGCGGTCGGTGGAAATCTGATATATTCCAAGGAAAAGTCAAAAAGGAATGTTGAAGAATTTGTCTATGGTGAAGATAAACTCTATTACTGGTTGACTGCCAATGACAGTAAAGTATGTGACTGGTGTAGGGTGCAAGAGTCATTACCTCCAAGGACTCTTCGTGAAATGCCATTAGACCATTGGAATGGTCGATGTGAGCATGAACCAGTCGATTACACTTATTCTGATGAATATATGATTATGTTGGCTAGGGGTGAATACAGAGATGAGATTAGTGCATTCACTCAATCAGAAGAAATGAGCCAAGCAATCGGTAAGATTCAAGCAGATAGGAGGAAATAATGATTACAATATTCAATACTGGTGAGTTTGATTATTCAGATATGAATGACTTGGATCTGAAGGACAAGCCAGTCAGATATGACATTAATGATTTAATTGAAGTCGCTTCAAGGACTGCCAAGGTAAATATTACCCAAGAGCATGATGGTGAAGTGATTGGTGAAATGAGAAATTTCATCGTTGAAGATGGATTGCTCAAAGCAGAAGAACCAAACAATCTAGAATTGAGTGGTATGGGTTTCAGTCCAGTCTTTGCATTCGATTTAATCGAACATAAAGACTATTATGAGCCAACCAACATCAAAATGACAGAGATTGGGTATACTAAAACTCCTAGAACAAAGATTGTGTACAATTCAATCAGGACTGTTCAAAATAGTGAGAATAATGTTATGGATGATTCAGAGATTCAAAAACTAGTTAAAAGAAATAATGAGTTGCAAGAAGAAATTGGTGTATTAAAAAACAACAATAAACAACTCAATAAAGCAATCAAAGATAAAGATAAAGAAATCAAAAGTATTAAGGAATCCTATGCAGATGTGGATACTAAAGTCAAAGAGTATGACCACCTTAAGGAAATTGAGTCTGAATACAACAGTTTGATTTCATCTAAAAAGGATGACTTGATTTATCAGATTGTCGGTGATGACAAAGAGAAAGCACAGACATTACAGAACTGGAGTATGGAGCAGTTAGAGTTTCAGAAACAGTTGATGGGTGACAATTCCGATACTAAAGGAATCACTCCACAACAAGCCCAGGAAGAAGGTGGACTGGATGATGGAAATGATCCTACTCCTGATGATGATGGTAAGGATATGTCTGATGATGAAATGATTAAGTTTTATGAAGATAATTTTGGTGAGAAACCAAGTTTTTTAAATGATTAGAGGAATTTAAGGTTATGGCTTTAAAAGATGCAGGTATTCCTGCAAGAGATTATGAAAATGATTGTCCTACTATTGCAGTTAAGGTGTATGAGGGCAATTTAGTCTACAATGCTAATGGTATTGATGAAGAAGGTAGAACTACTGATATGTGGACTGTATCTGCACCAGTAACTAAATCTACTTATGTAGAATTACATGAAGATTCTGATGCAAGACACATTATCGTTAAACCTGCTTCTAAAGACTCTACTGCTATTGTTGGTAAAATAATCATCAATCCTAAAATGAAATGGACTGTTGATTGGACTGACTATGACAAGAATAGATTACCAAGAGAAAATAAGACATGGGGTCACTATTCTCCAAGAACTGTTACAGTAGAGTTCTTCGGACACGATATCAGATATTTAGATTTAGTTGCAGACAATTCTGCTATTGCTCCTAAAGACTCTGTTGTATTTGTTGAAGATGGTGAGTTCAATAAAGCAACTGGAAATACAACTACTAATACCATCGCTTTAGGTAAAAAACAAGCTAATAAAGGTGGAAAACTTCCAGTATTAGCAGGATTCTACGGAATTTAAATTTTCCGAATTACTTTTTTTTGAGGTTATTATTTAGTTATGTTAATTACTGAAAAAATGGATAAACTTTTAGATCCTAAATCTGTTGAGTTTATTCTTTATTCTAAAATGAACCCAACCATGTCTATGTTGGGTATGTTCAAAAAGCAAGACTTACAAGGTTCTAAACACTTTGCATTTGCTACTGACAGAACATCTGCAGAAGATGACATTTTAAATGGTATCTTACACGAACCAGTTGAAATGGAAGAAGCTTCTCAATTACCACAAATTGAAATTAGTGGTATTCAGGAAGAGTCAGGTCATGTTACTAAACTCGGATTTGAAATGCAATTCACCGAAGAAGCAGTTTCTGACAATAAAAACTACTCTAATGTTCAGAGAACTCTTGAAAGAGCAGGATATGTAATGCAAAGGACTTTGAACAGATATGCTTACCAAGTATTGATTTCTAATGCAGAAGCTCCAACTGGTTATGATACCGACCCTGAATCATGGGCTACTGAAGGTAATGAAGAAATCGATAACAATGTCAAAACCATGCAAAGAGCATTTAATAATCAGGAAGGTTATGACTACAACATGACCAATATGTATGTTTCTAAAGAATCACTTTGGGGAGCAGAAGATTATTACGATGCTACAAGAATCAATGGTTTCGACCCTAACAATGTTCGTGGTATGTCCTTACAAGGTATCCAAGAATTAGATTCAGGTTTATTAGGTATCGATGCAAACTTACAACCTGCTATGTGGTACTACAATGTTCACCCTGAAGATAACACTTACAATGACTCCTTTGGTTCATTTATTAATGTTAACAGAGTAGAACAGAACGAAGAAATCCCAAGAGGACTCAAAATCCAAATGTATGTAGAGTTTGGATTCGCAGTTCTCGAACCAAGGGCAGTTTTATTCCAAGAAGGTATTTAAACCTTCTAATTTCTTTTTAGGAGGTAAATTATGAGTATTCGTACTAAAATTTTAGAGAAAGGTAAAATTGTACAAGAGCAACTGATTCGTGTATTAATCAAGTTTGATGATAGGATTACTGCTTTAGAAGAAGGAGAGAGTTCATCTTATGATAATACTGAAATCAAAGCAGATATTTCTGCATTGGAAACTGCTATTGGTGATGAATCCACAGAAGGTTCTATTCTTGCAAGGATAAAAGCATTGGAAGATGCCCAAACACCTGATGAACCTGCAAATCCATAGGAGTGAACTCCTATGGGTTTAAAATACAACATTACCGAATTATTTAGGGGAAAATTCCCCAATCCACAAAACCTTTATGACCAATTAAAGGATTTGGATAATAAGATACAAAATGGTGCAGATGCAGTACCAGTAGTCAAAGAAGATGTTAAATTGACCAAAACTGCATTAAAAAAAGCATTCGGCAAGAAATTCAACAATGTAGGAATTGTTCATAATAAGGAAGGAAGTTATTTAGTTATTGCCGATGCCAAAGACAATTTTAAGATTATTGCATTAGAGGACATTTAGATGCTAAAGGCGAAAGAATACTATAAAATACTCCATTTCCTTGAAGTGGAAACTATGGATAGATTCTATCCAGTTGAAGAGTATTTTTATACTATAGATGAAGAAACTGGTGAGGAAATTCCTATCATCTATGAAAGTGATTCTTTCTTATTCTTGACTAATAGGCATTCATTTACTGGATTTGATTATGTAGAAGTCTTACTGGAAACTTCAGAGCCTTGTGATTACTCTGATTTACATTTGAATCTTTCAGAGTATGTTGAAGGTTATGACCCAGTAGTGGTTCTAGATGCTGAACAAACTGGTGAGATGGAACTGAACACACCTAAAAAAGTTGTGTTCAGAATCAGAAAATCTCAAACTATGAGTGAAGCTTCTAGGAATCTGACTAATATCAGGTCAATTGAACTTGTCACTCCACACAATACTTCTTTTAAAGTGCATGATGTCTGTTTTAGGGATGATAATGCTACATTTTCCTTGGAGCAGTTGGATGCATTTTATGAAGATGGTAAGTATTATGTGTTGTCTAGGCTTCATATGAGTGATGTTCCAGTAGAATTGCAGGATCATGTTTATACTGCATCCGCAGGTTACGCTTGGATGTCTGTGTGGGAATATGAAGCCCGTGTGATGAATGATGAACAGAAGAACGCTAAATCCTATGGAAAGTGGTTATTTGCCGTTGTTGACTCTGCAATCGATTTATACAAGAAAGCGAATGGAATAGCCGATGATGAAGTGATTTTCATCGAAACAGACCTTGTTACTAACAGAAAAGTTAAGTGGTGAAAGTTATGGATTTGGATAGAATAAGTACATTTGAAAATATTCTTGTAGAGTTAAGAGATGTCATACAAGAGTCAGAAGAGTTTGAAGGCATAGAAGTCTACTTTGATGACTCTGAAATGAACCCTAACATCACATTACCTGCAGTTAGTTTTAAAGTCGGTCAAGAAGAAGTTGTAAGGAGTTCTGTTACTTGTACAGAGTATTCTCGCCGAATAGAGATACGATTGCACACAGAAACTTTAGATAAACGTAAACTGCAATCTGAATTGTATAGTTATAAAGAACAATTAGTTTCCATTATTAACGATGCAAAAAGAAGTGGAAGATTGTCTGATTATTATGACATTGAAGAAACTGGTTCATCAACCATCAATGCATTAATGTTTAATGCTAAAAAAGAAGCGAACCAGTTTAATATGATTTTTTTCAGTAACCTACTCCGAATTAGGTTTGTTATTAGGTATGAAATAGTATGAAGTATAAGTACATTGGAAGAGATGACTGCTTTTGTATCGAATTATTGGCTTATAAATTAGTTCCTAAAGGCTCTTACTTGAAGAATGGTCAAGTAATTGAAGTGCCTAATGATTTGGACAGAGTCATTAGTTCATTAGATGCTAGTGGTCAGTTTGTTAAAGTTAATCAAAGTAATAAGAAAGTTAATAAAAAAGAGGATAAAAAATAATGGCAAAAGAAGTTGCTCCAAATTTATCTTATCATTACTGGTATTTAGGTGTCAGAGGGTTACAGTTAGATGAAGAAGCCTCTCCATTAGTTCTTGTTCGTGGTTCTGAATTCAGTCACGAAAGAGAAATTGAAATGGAAGATGATGAAGGTCATATGGGTACTGCGACAACTAAAATGTCCAGTTATCGTACCCAAGCGACTGCTAATCCATCCTTTACTGATAAATGTAGATATACTGAAGGATGGGAAGATATGTGGCTCTTGTTATTAGGTTCTGATGATGGAACTGCGGACCATAATATTCGTAAACAAGCAGTAACTGGTGCGGAAGGTGTATTTGATTATACATTCAAAGTCAACACCGACAAGCCACAAGATCCTTACTTCGCTACATTAATCAATGGATTTGCTAAATCAAGTGATAACCTTGATGCATACAAGTACGAAGATGCATTAATGGGAGAATTTGAATGTTCAGGTTCAAATGAAGAAGCTCCTACATATACTGCTACATTCAGTACAAATTATCCTAAAGTTAATCAACCTAACCCTTCAAGAGTTATCCCTGCTAAAACTGTATTCCCTAAATCTGCAGATGTAAGAATCTACATTGCACCTGCATTAGATGAAGGAGAATATGTTTTAGGTACACCTGCAAGTGCAGGACAAGTCAGTATTGACCAGTATGAATATCCTTGTTATTTGGAATGGTCATTTTCTGTAAATAACAACTTGGAATCTGTTCCTTGTAGTGGTGATGAATTCGGTGAATCCACTAAAGTATTAGGTAATCGTGAAGGTGAAGTCAGTATTACAGTTCCTTGGACTGAAAATACAAAACATCTTGAGAAAACCTTTGAAACTGGTTCAGAAGATGGTACTACTGTAACAACTGAAAATGATGTTAAAACCATTTGGTTTGTTATGAAAAATGGTAAAATCGGAAACACTTCCGAACAGTACACTACTACCATTAAAATCCCATCTGTTGTTGTTACATCTGCTTATTCTGAACAGAGTGGTACAGATGCCAAACAAATCGAACTTGAAGGTAACATTGAAGAGAATGGACAAAATTCATTCATTGAAACTGTCATTCGTACTGATTTAGCCGATTTACATATTGATAATACTGTGGGTGACCCTCAAGGTGCTTACCCTTCCACATCTCCATAGATGTGGTAATTTTTTTTTAATTTTTTTTGAGATTGTAGCAAAATGGTAATGCTTATGGACTTGTTCCATAGTGGTGTCTGTGGTGGGCATCGGTGTAGGTTCGATTCCTACCAATCTCATTTGGTAGTGAAGTGTAATATCCGACAAGGCTTGTGGGTTCAAATCCCACCACTACCTATTAGAATTTTTATATTTGAGGTATATGCGAAAATGGTTTTGAAAATGGATACTAAAGTCGAATTCTGTGGTAAATCAAGAAAATTCCAAAGATGTCCAAATAAGACATTGAAAGATTATCAAAAATCCATAGAAGACATAAGGGATGAAATGATACCATTAGCAGAAATTGAAAGAGATTTTAATTTTCAGGTTGATGAAGTAAACGAAGAAATCAGTTCAATTGACAAGCATATTGAACTGTTGGAAAAACTGGAAGATCCAACCGATGCGGAAATTCGTGAATGTATGGATCTCACAAGGGAAAAAACTGAACTTCAGAAGAAACTTCATAAGATAAGAGTTGAGTACGATGAAAACTCAAAAGAAACACAGAAACTTTATGAAAAGTTAGATGGTAAGTTGAATGAAACTTATTGTAAGTTTGCAAAGGCTATCTTCAAAGATTTCACAGATGAAGAGTTTGAAGAAGAAGCCGACTCTACTGACCTAGTCATTGCTCCTAGACTTGGTGAGTTATATAGACTTGCAACTACTGGTGTAAAACAGAAAGAAATTGACAAGTTATATCAGAAAATAGTTAAAGATTCTTTTCGTTAGAATCTGATGACTCTGAATCATCGGAAGATTCAGATTCATCGGATAATTCAGAGTCCTCCGACATTTCTTTTTCTTGGGTAATAGAAGAAGCGATGTTGGAGGATTATTTTTTATTAGTTCGCCGAATACAAGGCATAGGATTGTCTATTGACCAATACTGGGAAATGGACACTTGGACAACTTCCAAACTCTTACGAATGGAAGAGAAAATCATAGAAGAGGAGCAGAAAGAGTATAATAAGAACAATAATGTATATGAAGAAAGACCTGATGGTAATTCTGAAGAAATGAATGATTTAGTGGATGAGATGACTATAGAATGAGTTTTATAATTGCCGAAGTACATGATGAACTGTTTCAAGGATGGTTGAAGGAAACTAAAAACAACTTTCATCTGATGCTTGAAACAATGATTCGTGTTGCCGATTTAATCAAAGATGATATTCAAACAAATCGCAGTCCAGTCCGAACTGGTAAATTGAGTAGGTCATTCAGAGAATTTGTCATAACTGATAATAGTAAAATGAAGGTTGTGGAAATTCAGATGAGTGCTTTAAATGAAAGGACTGGTTTTGATTATGCAGAAGTCCAACATAGAGGTTACCATTACACAAAAAATGGTTTGATGGCAGATTATAAGTATGGTTCAAAGCAATTAGGTTTTTTCAATTATACTACACGAACTGGTTTGGATGGCGGAGATTATAAAACAAGTAGGAACTATGAAGTTTCTAGTTCTCATCATGGTGGCAGTCATTATATGTATTATGGAATTATATTTAACCGAAATAGTGCATTTGAAATGATTGAAACAGATTACTTATCAATGTTCCAAGGAGGATTTATAGTTTAAAATGGCACAAGCAGGAGCAAGTATAGAAGCTTTCTTAAAATTAAATGCAGTTGATTTCAATGATGGAATCAACAAAGCAGTTACTTCTGTAAATAAATTCAAGGAAGCGATGCTTGAAATCAATAAGAGTGGTTCTCAAGTAGAGAATGGTGCGAATCGTGTAAGTCAAGCAGTTCGTAATTTGGCGAACAGTATGGGTTTGTTGGAGGGCAAAGCCAAAAATGTCGCTACATTTGAAAAGTTCTCCAAAGGACTGTTAAACATTGCAACTGCAGCCCAAAGAGTTTCTATTGATGTAAGAAATGGTTCTGTTGGTATAGAATCATTAAATGCTATCCTTAAAGCATATTCTACTGGGATGGAAAATGCCAGTATCAAAGTAACTGGTTTGACTGGAGCATTAAGGGAATTAAATCTGCAACAGTCACAGTCAAGGTCATCCATCCAGTCTGCAAACAATTCAGTTGTGAACTTGAGAAACAGTTATGCAGAAACATTGAATACTTTGAAAACTTTTGGAGTAAACATCACTCAAAATGTTAATGCTAAACTGAATGAGGCTAGGGAAAAAGTTATTTCAATGTCTAATGCAACTTCTCAAGGCAGACAGAATTTGGCATTGTACCATCAGAACTTGAGAGCGATGGCTTTGGGTGTTGAGCAGTTCAATGCAATTGCTACTGGTACTGGTTCTAGTATAACTAATTTGAGTCAGAAGTTTACCACTATGTCAAATGCTACTGTTGAGGGTAGGAAGAATCTTCAGTTATACCATCAGAACTTGAGAGCATTGGCATTAGGCGTTCAACAGTTCAATGAAATTGAAACCAAAGCAGTCAGTACAACTGGAACATTCGCGGATGGTTTGAGAAGACTGGCTACTGCCACCGAAGAACATGGGATGATTACCAAATATGGTATCGGAACAATTAGGCAATATACTGTGGAATTGGAAAGAAATCGTGTGGCAGTAATGGGATTGATAACTGGTGAGAATCAGGAAACTGTATCCCTTGAAAAGAACAGTATAGCAACTAGACAGAATGGTGCAGAGAAACTTCGTGCTATGGGTTATACTGGTAGATTGTCTGTCGAAGAAGATAAATTGTCTGCATCTACTACAAAAGCTACTGCATCTACTCAAAGACAAGCAGTTGCTAATCGTACTGCTACTGCATCCACTAATCAATTAACTACTGCTACTTCAAGACTTGGCAAAGCTATGTCATCTCTTCGTATGATGGGATCATTGGTTGGTTCTATGTTGGCTTATAATTTCGCCCATAAATTATTAGTCGCTACTGGTGAAACTATTCATGCGAAGTCCGAAATGGAAGGTTACTTTAAGATGTTGAACTTCGGACAAGGTGAAGTTGAGAAGTTCAATAATGCTCTTGACCAAACTGTTCAGAGATTCCAAAGGGTTAACAAGTATTCATTAGGTGAAACCATTTCATCTATTGGGGTCGAATTTAACTTGACTACTGATGAGATGATTAAAGCGATGGATGTTACATCAATGATTACATCCGAATACTTGAGAGCAGGTAGGAATGCAAATGAGGCTTCTCTTGCAGTAAAGGATGTATTACAAGGTCAGTTCCAAAGGTTGAGTAGGGAAACTGGTGTAAAAGGTGAGCAACTCAAAGAAGCAGGTTGGAATGGTGATGTAACTGATGTAAATTCCTTATTAGATGCTTTAAGGAAAGTAGGTGAGGATAGGAACTGGGATATATTCGCAGAGAAAGCCAATTCATTAAATGACATACTTACCATTCTCCAAAACAGATTTGGGGAATGGTCTGCCGATATGGTTAATACAGTACAACCTACAATTGTAGGTGTATTTAATGCATTAATGGATGTTGGTGGAATGTTTGCCCAATCGATGGGTGGAATTTGGGAATGGTTCAATAGTGGCACTTGGAGTGCAAGTGCAACCCAAATAGGATTAGTTACTGGGGCAATATTAGTATTATCTCAAGCATTTGTAATGTATCGTACCCAATTAGGTCTTGTTCAAGCATCCCAATTAGGATTAAAAGGCAGTATTATGTCTGTGATTGTTGGTCTTAAGGGTCAACAAGTTGCAGAAATGGGTGTTCGCAATTCTATAATGGCTAAAATTCTTGGAGTTAGAGCAGAAACAATTGCAGAAGGAGGTCTTGCAAAAGCAATTGCAGAAAGAACCACTATGACCCAGTATGAAACCATTGAAGAGAAATTGAATACTCTCTCAAGTGAAGAAAACACTACTGCTAAAAAATTCAATGCACTTCAAGATAAAATCAGTAATGCCGAGAAAAAAAGACTGATTGCAACTGAAGAAGCCGATACTCTTCGTAAGGAATTAAATACTGTAGCAACAGAAGCTAATTCTATTGCATCATTGAAACAAGTAGGAGTTAATGGAGGATTGACTGCATCATTTATTGCATTAGGTGGTGCAGAAAATATTACTGCAGTTGCTACTGGTGAAGTGAGTGTTGCTATGGGTGTATTGAATGGAGTATTTGCATTATCTCCTATAGGTTGGCTTATAGGTGCAGTTCTCGCTCTTGCAGGAGCATTTTATGTTTTATCAGGTGGATTAGATGCCCATTGGGATAAAATGAAAACATTTAATGAAACACTTGATAATAGTGATGAAATTGTTAGAGCCAACAATGACCACCTCAAAGAATTGGCAGATACTCTTGGTACTGATTCACAAGAGTATAAAAATGCATCAGAATCTGTCGATACTTTCAACAATAAATTAAATTTAAGTAAAAAAGTTGTCAAACAATATAATGATGAATTGTCTATTCTCCCAACCAAATTAAGTGAAATCACTATGGCTAATTCAAAAGGATTAGGTATTAGTGATGATGGTCTGAAAGAACTTTCTGAATATGCTACTGGTTTGGATGAAGGATATAGCACTTATTATAGAGCATTACAAGTTCTCCATAAACAACAGGATGATTTTGCTAAATCTGACAGAACTATGGTTCAGAATATGCATGATAGAGGTGCAGAAGAAGAAGATGTTCTCAATAAAAGAAAACAACACATGGAGCATTATAATAACTTCATGAAACACTCTGCAACCCACAATACTTCTGATGACTGGTGGGAAGGTACTTGGAATGGTATGTTGGCAGGTATCGATTCATTCCAGTTATGGTTAGATTATAAAACAGAAGATTTAGCTAACTGGTGGCATGACTTCAATTCCGAATGGGAGAAACTTCCTCAAGATTTAGGTGAAGCTTGGGATAATATGTTTAAGAGTTTTCCTGACCTTGGTAAAGCATTTGGTGATTGGGTTGATGATGCTAAAAAATCATTAGAGGACTCTTGGAAATCTCTTACAGAGATGTGGGATAACAATATTGTTAAACCAGTAACTGATTTCTTTAAACCATTGACTGATTTATTTAGTGGTGGTTCTGATTTCAATGGTATGAAGAAAATCGATACTACTTGGATTTCCAATCTTGTTTTTAGTATTATCGATGCTATCAAAAACTTTGATTGGGCAGGAGCATTGAGTGGTCTTGCAGATACTTTTGGAATCAGTAATCTTGTATCTGCCATATTTGGTACTACTGAAGGAATGGATATTACTTGGGCTTGGGAATGGTTGAATAATAATATCATTATTCCATTACAGACTCAATTCAATATGTTTCTTGCAGATCCATTGTCATTCATTAGTGGAGTAATGACTACTGGAATGGGTGGATTACTTAATGTTTTATTCCCTGATGATGGTGGAGTGTCTATCCTGAATTATGTTAACACTTCAATTATTCAACCATTTACACAAGGAATACAGACTGGTATCGCTTCTATTCCAATATTAGGTGATATTGCTCAAATGTTAGGTCTTGTACCTCAACAGAATGAAAATGCAAGGCAGACTGGTTATAATCTGCTTGACCATTTAAAACAAGGTGTTGAGCAGAAGATTCGTGAGATACCTATTATTGGTGACATTGCTCAAATGTTAGGTCTGATTCCCCAACAGAATAATAATGCTCATGATAAAGGTCATGGTATTGGTGACAACATTAAACAAGGTGAAAAGCAAGGTCAACAAGGTACTGCACAAAATGTAGCATCTGAAATGAATGATGTTATTACTGCTATTAGTGGAGCTATTAATGATGCTTTTGCTTCTGCTCAAAAAGTTGGTAGTGCAATATGGGATGGTATTAACTCTGTTTTGCAAAGAGCATCACCAGGGTTCATACACGATCAGGTTTTAGCAGAGTTTGGTACTGATATTCCTAATGCGATTGAGTCAAGTGGTGCTACTGCTTATAGTGTATCTCAAGGTTATGCTCAAAACATCAAGCAAGGTATTGCCGATGCAGGTACTACTACTATTGGAATGGATGGGATGGTAGCAGACTATGAAAGTGATGCTCAAACCATAGCAACATCTTCTCAAATGATGGGTATGACTACAACTACTGCATTTAATGACATGAGTATGGCAGTAAATAGCACTACTTCTCAAATGGGTACTAATGTTGCAACTACATATAGCAGTATGCAGACTAAACAGTCAACTGCATTAAATTCAATGAAACAGAAAAACCTGACTGCATACAATGATATGTATACAAAATCTAATCAGTCATTAATTCAGATGAGAGATTCAACATCAAACATTACTCATCAGATGACTAATGCTTGGGATCATATGAAGAATCAGATCGTTGCAAGTGCTAACAGATTGAAACACGATTCAACAGTACACTTTAACTCTTTGTCAACTACTATTGGTGGGTTCTATCGTAAGATACAGAATCCTTCCAGTTGGGGTGGTAGTCCTCATGGTGGTAGTACACATAGGAATGTTACTGCAGGTAGGAGAATAGCATCATCATTTACTGGTGGTAGAAAATATAGTGGTGGTAGAGGTAGCACTTATACTGGTGATAAGACTATGACTATTGCTCAACTTAAGAAGAAGATATGTCCGAATGGTGATTGTGATGGTATCTTTGATGGTTGGGCTTCTACTGATGTGGTTGATGTTAGAGCATTCTTGTCTATGGTTGAAACTGGTGGATTTGGTAGTTGGGGCGATTGGAATGGTACACATTACAATCATATTAAAAACAAGTCTGACCAATGGGGTATGAAGTCACCTACTATTAAGTTGAAAGGTGGTATTCCTACTAATGCTAATTATAAGGTTGGTGATTTTGAGAATGGTTCTCCTAAAATCAGTTTCGCATCATTCCAGTCTATGGCAGAATCTATCTTCTCTGCTATTCCATATCGTTTCTATTACAATTCTGACTGGAAAGGTAGTTGGTTAGGAGCTTTACAAGCAGGTGCTTGTAATTGTTGGGATGGAGCTCATGCTCTGATAGCTTTCGCTCAATCATGTGGTTTTAGTGGTGGAATTACTCATGGTACTTGGGTTGACCCTGATGGAACTACTTATCCTCATGTATGGGCTACTATTAATGGTAAGAAGATGGATACTACTGCATGGCAACAAAGAGGCAGTTGGAGTGCAGGTTCACCTAATGTAGGTGCAAGGAGCAGTTCTAATAATTCTCAACCACCAAAGGTTGAAGTTACTGTTAATTTCAATGAACCAGTTTATGGAGTTGAAGATTTAGATAATAGAATTGAAGAAGGAATTGATAAGGGTCTGCAAAAACACTTTAATGACCCATATACAATAGCGATTTAGTTATGGCAGTTAGTGAGAGTATATTTATAGATTTTACAAGAAGTCCATCGTTCTTTGATAAGTGGAATGAGTTATTTAAACTTCCACTTATTCAAACCGATTATGAGTTTGTATTCGCCGATTATTGTCCTAACAATATCGATGAATGCTTGAATAATTATTTATTGGATGCAGAGATGGTACATATAGTTGGTACTCAATCTGTTAATCTTTTATGGGAATCATCCGATAATGTGCAGACTGTAAGTGTTAATGGACAATGTGTTTGGAATATTGGTAGTGTTCATCATAATTTGAAAGGTATTTTCTTGAGAGCGAAAAATTCAAAATATGTGATGGGATATTCAATATTCCCTAATGGTGTGGATGTGACTAATAAAGTCATATTTGATGATAAGTTGATAATATGGAGTTTTATCTAAAAAGATGGTTAGCAGTTTTAAATTTACAAGAGTAGACAGATTTCTTGATGATATGAATCGTGAGGACTGTTTCGATACTGCCGATATGGATGGTATAACTAAAAATTATCGTTTCATACTTGCATCTGAATGTGACCAAAACATTGAAAACTGTATAGATGAAGATGGTACTCTTCGTGATGATACTGTGACAATATTGAATACTCAAGGTTCTGATGATGGTTTCTGCTCATTGATATGGGGTAAAGGAGTCAATGGCGAAAGGACTATGAGTGTTGGTGACTCTACTGTATCATATGATTTTGGTGAGAATGAAGGAAATGTTAGAGGAATATTTCTCGTAAGTATTGCAGATGGTACTGGTTATGTGATGGCTTACTGCATATTGGATAAAACACTTACTTTCGATGGTTCATTGATTCTTCCAGTCGATGGATTGGTTTGGAGTATGAGATATGGCAACTGAATATGAGAAGAATACTGGTTGGAAATATACTGGTGTCTGTACTGCCGAAGTAAACCCAAATCTTCCTAAACAAGAGAATTGGAATACAGAGCAGTATGCTATCGGTCATACAGATAAATATGCAAGTTCAAGATATTCCCAGTCAAAAGTCGCTACACATTATACAGAAAAAACTGTATATGACAAGCATGGTAAATCATCTAAACAGAAGATAGCAGACAAATGGAAGGAAGTTGCTAATGTTCCATATCCAATAGCATTCCACGATTTCAATTTGGATATTCCTGATAATGCTATTGTTAAATCAATTACTTATCATGTTCGTATAAGGAAATCTAACAATAATGCAGATGTTTTAGCACCAGTTGGTTCTTTTAGGATTTATAATACAAGTGCTAAAAAACTTGATGAAGGTAAAGGATACTTTACTGGATGGGATAATGGATATTATCAGATTGCACCTAAAAGTAGGAAGTTATCTACTTCATGGGATACAATAACTTACAAGATGGATGCAAAAACCATTAAGGAAGGTGGTTATAAGAACTCCCAGTTCAATACTACTAAATTTGGTTTGGATTTGTTATGGCAGGATGCTTTATCTTATAAAGGCAGTTATGATTCCAAAGGTGTTGTTAAATGTGGTATTCATATTGCTTGGGTTCGTGTTAAAGTCGAATATGATATTCCATTATACAAGTTCTCTGTAACTAACAGTTCTGATTCAAGTATTAGGGATATACAGAATAGTGTTGATGCCATAACCCCTGAAGGTGCTAAATATAAGAAATGGTATGGTACTCAATCTGATCCCTATCCCATATTGACTGGGAAAACTATGAAACTTGTGTGGAAGTTTTATAATAAATCTTCTGCAAGTGGTGGTGGTAATAGGGTTGCTCAATTCGATATTCCTTGGGGTACAGAAGTATTGAGTGTTAAAACTTCATCAGGCACTACATATAACTCAACTAATCATACTTGGACTGTTCCACATTGCAGTAAGTGTGAATACACTTGTACAATGACTGTAAGGGTTGATAGGAATGGTTTGAGTTCGATTAAGTTACATCGTGCAGACCAGTCTGCAAGTTATTGGTATTATGGTCATATGACCAATGTCAATGATGGTACAAGTGAGATTTCCATCTTGGCTAATACTGAAGCTCATCAATTGGAATTATTCTGTTCCACCATCAATGTTAAAGGTCAATCTAATAATGGTACAGTATTGTTGACTGCTTATCCGACTGATGAATCTCATGGTTGGATTCCACAATCAGACTCGCCTTTCACTTTGAATGAGGAGTTAAGTGGTGAAGGTGTTGAGATTATCAGTCAAGGTGAGTATAATTGTGCTTTGAAAGTTCCTGAAGCGACTGATTATTTTGTATCTCTTCGATACTGTATGTATCCATCGGATACTGGCAATATGACTGTCAATGTCAGGGAAACTGTATCAAGTGAAATTGGTTCTGCAACATTCAATATTCTTGACTCTCATGAATTTCATATTGGCATACCTGCAACTACTGGTAGCAATCAGGTTAGGATTACAAATCATCGTTTAGTGAGTCAGATTGAAACAGATACATCATTTATTGACTGTATAGTTGATGAGTATGACCAAAATATGATTATGTCTGATTGTGACATCAATCTGCATATTTGGGAGGATTTGGACTACATTGGTTGTATTCCATTGGAACATTTGCATTTTGACCCCAAATCAACATATAAGGATACTCTTCTTAATTCCACATACAAGAATAAAAGGTATATGGGTAAGAAGTTAGCAACTGATGAGGACATTACTTTGAATGTTAGGTTGCATCCACAACAAGTGACTACTCTTCAGGGATTGATTGATATGGATAAGCCTATCCCAATTAATGCTAACCACAAATGCTTTGAAGGGGATGCTTTGAACCATAGGGGGTGGTGTGAAGTCTATTCGGTTAAAACAGAACTTACAAACCCTCATTGGTACAAATGCGACATAGATGTTAAGTATTTAACTCATAACTTAAAAACAAGGTTCAACATTTTAGATGAAGGTAAGTTAGATGACTATGAAATACCTTCTGTTTTATCAGAAACCTATCATAGTGGAACTAATCTGTCAGATACATCCGATGACAAGTTCTTTACAGTAGATACTGATGGAACATTCTATTATGCAGAAGATTACAAAGATGTAGTCATTGATGATGAAGAGAGAAATGTATTCAGTCTTGATAATGGTGAGCATATCTACATAACTACTGTAAATCCACTCTCACATACATCCGAAGTATCATTTAACTGGACTTCTACAATACTTGATGAATTTAAAGAGAATGCTATTGAAAGAATCATAAGGATAATCGATAAGGATGGAAATAATCTATTCTCCTATCAATATGACAACATCGAAATCTCATATGTGTCAGAAAATGGGGAAGATTCAATATCTGAAATAAAAGGTGAAGCCACATTTACATTAGGAGATATTGAAATAGATAGGAAAGACATCACATTCAGAACTGATTTAGCACATGAAGGTGATGATGACCTTGATGCTAATCCAACAGACAGATATGGTTCAACATTACATTTCCAAATCAACAATGGCAAACTGACTGTAATCGATGATGGATTCAATGGCAGAGAAATTGTAGCCGAAAATATCGAACTTCCAGTCGCAGACTACTATTACAAAGTAGAGTTCACCAATAGGAATGATGATGGCGATTCTAATGCAGTAGAGTCCTATCTTGATTTCGTGGTGCAGGATACAATATTAACATCCAATTATGCAGATAAATTCGGTAATCTGCTTGTAAGCCCATTCCCAGTTGCAGGAAGGAAATTAGTATTCACAAGGAAGGGTGGTGAAGGAACACTTTATTATTACAAGTTTGAAGAAGATAAAGAGTTCTCATACATTATAGAACCATACTATCAATATCAGAATGGTACAGACCTTGTAACCGATACTGGAATCTCTATTTTTAATTTAAACTATGGATATGAGATTGTATACATTCAAAATGGATTAGTAAGACTTGGATTTAATAGGGTCGACAATCAAGGACATATGTATCTTGCGAAATATGATCCACAATCAGACTCTTACATCACTACAAATGTTTTCCATTTAGGCAAATATACTGATTTGAACTTGAATACAATATCTGATGATATGATTGAAGTACAAGCATCTGATTGCATATTCACCATTTACAGAGGACATCCTTATATCAAAATCAACCATATGGATGAGGATATTGCAATAGATACAATATTTACAAGGATATGGGCAGAAGGAGTCGGTAGTAACCCACCTGAAGATTTGCCAGTCTATTATGACTTGATGAATAATCATAACTTGTTACCATCAAGTATTGGTGGAGATAACACCATCAAAGCAGATGATATAACAATCGAAGAAATCATCGATGAAGATAACATCGATACTAACTTGCATTGGTATACAGAGAACCCATCATCATCTGTTGAAACAGATACTGACATAACATTCAGAGTAGCCGATAATTCTTATCCATATTCTGATGAAATATTCATCGAAGGTTCAGACTGTTCATTTGGAACATATAGTTGGAGTCAGGAATCAGATGGTGTAGCAAGGACAATCGACATTACACCAACTAAACAGATAATACAGACTGGTGATGAGTGCAAACTGTATTCAAAAGTTACTGATGGTACTAATCCAGTAAATAATCAAGTTGTATACTTCTATGAGGCATACGAACCTACAACATTGAATTTGACTGGTGATAAATCAATTATTCAAACAAGTGAAAAAGTGCAATTAACTGCAAAATTAAAAGATGAAGATGGAAGTGCAATTGAAGGAGAAACTGTATACTTCTATGAGAGGATTGAATAAATTATGGTGAGTTATAGATTAATTGGAACTGGTACAACTAATGCACAAGGAATTGCAAGATGTAGCAACAATTATGTGGGAACTGGAAAAGGTGAAGTGGACTTTGTAGCATCGACTGATAATCCTATTGTTGAAGGTAGCTTACAATCAGAAACATACAGTCTTTGGGATACATTATTCTATGATAAAGCAATAAGTGGAACTGGAAATCACAACGATAATTGGACAAGTTTGAGCAATATGACTCGTGAAGAAACCTACACTTTATTTAAAGGAGCAAATGCTTTCTACAATTCTCGTGTAATCATAAATAATAGTTCAGATATTCCTATGGGCAATTATTGTGTCGAATTTGATGTTTTTGATGTCAATAATGCTAAATTTTTTGTATCTGGTGGAACTGGAAAAAGTGTAAGTTTGTCTGATGGACATTATAGGATAACATTTGGTTCTGATGGAGTAATAAGACCTTATCGTGATGGTACTGCCGAAACTACTGCATCATTTGACTCTACTGTTCAGACAATAATGTGTGGATTTAACAATTCAAACAATGCTTCGTATAGTTTGAAGTTTAAAAATTTCATACTATATCCGATTTAAATCGGATAAATCACGAAATTCTTAAACTTGATTGTTCCAGTTCCATTTATACGAAAACCAACTGCACAATTAGGAGTTAATGTTCTAACTGATGGAGTTTCAATTAATTCCCCATTCAAGTATTTGTATTGTTTTTCTCCATCATAGTAGATTTTATAATGCCCAGTTTGAGATACACTACAAGTAATTGAAGTGTTACTATTTCCAAGAATAGCAAAAATGAAAGTATTATCTGCACTTATTAAATCAAATTCAACACAAATCACACTATCAAACTTAAAACTTGCACTAAAACCATTTGAATCTGCGAACATTGATTGTAAACTACTGGTTGATGCAGAAACAGTTGTTCCACTACTATCAGGTGTTATTGTGAAATTGTTTCCTTGATTATACCAAGTTGCAGTTTTCGGAACATCAGTACCAATGTCTTTAAATGTTCCATCAATAACACCGTAGGTTTCTGATTGGAACATACAGTATTACCATCATCACCGATTTAAAATTATTATGAAAAAAAATAAACTTCCTAAAAAAAATGAAATAATTGATATAGACCCTTGTTTTGAATATGAAGAAGCCCTATTGACTTCTCATCATAATTTAGATAAAATTAAACGAAAAGAAAATAAATGGTAGGTGAAAATGTCTTTTGAAATAAATTCAACGAATATTCATAATATTTTAATCTTATCATTGACTACTAATTCAAGTACGAATATTTCAATCAACTTGCTTGTTGAAGTCAATGATACAAGTTGGAGTAACCCAATCGCTCCATCAGTAAGTGGCAATGTGCTTACTTATCGCATTCCATTATCCAATTACAATGTCGGTGATATACTGACTGGTTTCAAGCTTGAAACATCTTCAAGTGTTAGTCCATGGCAAACCAATGAAGGACTGACAGTATTGATTGATGATGAAGAAGTCGATACTATCCATACTAATGAATACACCACACAATTCTCTGATAGTGGTGTCCATACCATACAAGTGGTCTTTAAGGGTAATAACCAGTTAAATATGAGTTATACAACTAAACACCCATTTAAAGTTGTACAACCTACTGTAGAAGAAGATATACCACTTCCTGATACTGGTGAATATAAATTAAGATTTGTTGATAAGTCAAAGAAAACCTTCACTTATGGTGATAGTGCAACATTCCAACTCCAATTAACTAAAGGAAAAGCACCAGTTCCTAATAGGACTGTTGAAGTTGTTAAACCTACTGGAATACCTGACAGTCATACAACTAATTCTAAAGGAATAATCAATGTGCCTATTACTGGTTGGAATGCAGGTAAATGGAAAATTGGTGGATACTTCAGAGCAGATAATAAAAATGTCTGTTCAACTTATATGTGGATTACAATCAATAAAATGCCTACCACAGTTACTATGTCTACTGGTTCATTCCAAAAAGATGATAATGTCAAGTTTAAGTTCAAAGTCGGTAAAGATGCATTGGCTAATACAAAAGTACAATTGTTTGTTAATGGTAAAGCAAAAGACTACACTACATCATCTACTGGAACTATTGCATTCAAATTATCACAGAAAAAGACTTACAAACTCAAAGCAGTCTATAAAGGCGATAAGAATTATAGTGCAGGAGAATTGGAAACAACTATTACAATTGAATAATTATGCCAAGAGTAAGTATGATTTATGATAAAGTCATTGAAGATGACAGGGAAGTTTCAAAGAAATTCTTTATGGTTCGTGGCGATGAAAGATATGCAAGAACCACCGATACTCTTATAACAGTCACAGAAACTGGTAATAATGAATTTGCAGGATATTATGTCAATATTAATGTTGAAGTATTGAGATGTTTAGGCTCATCAAAATGTCTTGTGTACGATGGTGATGAGATGATAGGATCATTCAATACTACATCAAATGTAAGGACTCATACCTTTTCAAACTTATTAATAGGTTATGGTGAGCATAATTTTCGTGCAGAGTTCCAGAGTAATGAAAGATGCATCGGAAGTGTATCAAAAACTGTTACTTCATCAATGGATATTCCTGCAATTTATCAGACAAGTTTGTCATTTGATAATGTTATTGTATATCCATCTCAAACAACAATTACAAAAACTGTTGAGTTGTCAGGTGGGAAGGTTTCTTCATATTATGCAAGTAAAACCATCAAAGTATATGTTGATGGTGTAGAGAGTACAAGTGCAACTACTGACAATAGAGGTGTTGCCACTATTACATTGACTGGTCTTGATAGAGGAAGTCATTCCATTAGTGCAGAGTTTGAAAGTGATGGTTCATTATATGGTTCAATTACATCACAGACTATTGATGTTGGATATAATGTGAATATAATATCATATCCTATTACTTTCCTTAATGATGGTACTGATGTAGTTGTAGTGCAAGTGGTGGATAATAATAATAATGCAGTAAGTGGTGCTACTGTATCATTTGATAATGCTACTGCTATTACTGATAGTGATGGTATTGCAAATATAACTGTTCAAGGTATTAGTGAAGGCACATATCATGCAAGTTGTGGTGGAGATGTATCAGAGGATATTATAGTAGATGTGCTTGAGTTTGAAAGTATAACATTAACTGCACAAGATGGTGTAGTTGTTGGTGGTAAGAATATGAGAGGTAGTGAATTACTGACTGCTACTATTACTGGTGAGTCAATCAATCATATTCCAATTACTTTTAGTGGTGATGAGAGTATTAATGGTGTTCAGTATACTGATAGTGATGGTGTAGCAAGTGTTGTATATCGTGGTAGTGGTAAAGGTAATGTTAATGTTACTGCTACTTATGGTGAATTAACATCAACTATTGCTATTGAAGATGTTATATTATATGGTAATAAAGGTACTATTACTGGTATGTATGGTAATACTAATGTTATTACTAATAGATACTCTCAATACTGTTCATTTAATTTCGGTAGGAATGGGTATGTTGAACTGTTCCAAACATCGCCAGTTGCACCTGATGATGGGTGGTATCAGTTAGAGATGAATATTGTCAGTTTGAATATTAGCAATATTACTTCATCATTCAAGATTTGTAATGACATTATAGTTGAACCATCAAAGATTACTGCAGGACTATTAAGAATTGTTTCGGATAGTTCATCTATTAGAGTATACATGAATGGGGAAGTAATTGGTCAGATTACACAGACTGGTTCTAAAACTACTACATTGAAGATTCAGAGTGTTGGTGGAACTGCAACACTTAATTTTGACAGTTTAAAGGTTAAGAAGTTATGAGTGTTTATAAATACGATAGAATAGTTACACAAGCAAGGCATATTAAAGCATCAGTTGAGAAGGATTATAAAATATCAGGCACAAGGAAATGGGTCTATTATATCGCAAAGGCAATCGTTAATCCTAAAATGGATGTCAAGAAGATTGATTTTGATTTAGCACAGAAGTCAGATGGTGACTACATCAGTAGAGATGTATACAAATCATCATATACTGATATGGCAAACAGACTCATCAATTATGTTGAGAAGAATAAGCAGTTGCCGACTAATATTTCCTTCAAGACTCAATCAAACAAGACTTATAGAGTTGCTTGTGATTTGTACATTTATATGTTTGCTAAAATCCTTGTATACTATGATGAGCATAAACAGATGCCTAAATACTGTAATATTTCTTCAAAAGTCTTTAAAGAGAAAACTGAAACATCCAATGCAGTATTCAATTATTTCGTACAAGTATTCGGTAACATCTCTTGTATCGATGATGCATTGGATAAAATATCAGGCAGAGGATATGGATATTACTATGATGATGTATACTCTAACCGACAGAGTATTGATAGAATGAAGAACAGACAAGGAGTTAATTGTACTGACAGTTGTCATGTATTCTATAATATCTGTTTAGGCTTTATACAGAGAGGAGTATATAAGAAAGTCGAATGTATTCATGTCAAATGTAGAGGTGGGGATGGTCATGTCCGTTTAAGGATAACCAATAAAGATGGTCAAGTCTTTTATCGTGACCCTGCTTGTACATTAGACAATGGAGGATACTGCAACTGGTGTATGGATGGAACAGTATTAGCAGTCAATCCATCATGGTTTATGGATAATCTTAACAGATAATTATGAGTGAGATTAATTATAGGATAATATTCCCTAAAACTGAAGTGATGTTTGAGAAATCTTCTCTTACATTCACTATCAACCATATCAAAAGCAGATATTTATCAACCTTATATTTTATTTTGCATTGTTTCGACAAGTACGATACTGAAATATTCACCTACACATCACCAAGATGGGTTATAACAACTGGATATACCACTAAAACACGAACATTTGAATTAGGCGATGACTTATTCGATGATATAGCATATACCCAAATAGAATTACGAACTGCCAACATCACCTCTGAAAACCCATTGTATTTCAATCAGATAATGTTTAACGAAGGTGAATATGAAGAATATTCGATACCTTATGCTCAAATCAAGAATGCAGATGTGTATTGCAATAATACAAGGTATGTGAATATGTATGATAATACTGGGAATTATCTGCAAGTTATAAGACCTAAAGGAGAACCTTTGAAGAGTGATTGCTTATCTAAAAGTCCTTGTACTGTTATAGCACCACATCTTGAAGGTGAAACAGATGTTGATGACCCAATAAACATCTTTATGGAGTTCATCAATCAAAAAGACCAAAGAATAGATGTATTAAGATAAATGGATAGTAAACACATAGAAAGAGATTATTCTGCTCATCGTAAATCAGTTATCAGACCATACGATGAATATGTGAAGCTGGAGATATTCTCATATGATCCCAACTTCACTAAAGCATATGTGCAGAAGGATAAGTCTTTAAAAGCATCCAAAAATGCAACTGCTACATCATGGAAGAGTCTGAACTGTTATAAGGCAACAGACAGACAGAATCCTATGATATTCGATTTTCAGTATAAAGCAACTGAAGTCGGTGACTATGGTATCGATATTATATATGAGCAGAATAATAATATTCACGAAAAAGTCAATAAGAAGAATACTAATACAAGTCAAGACCTTGTAGGTTCTATTAAAATTGATGGAACTAAATCAGATGTTAAATTTGATGGTGAGAACAATGTATTGAAGAGAATTAAACTGTATGAGCATTTAACAGAAGGTACACATAAATTCCAGTTAGAAGTGCCACATAATTGCTATATGGTTGGTGTAATCGTACATAAAATCATCAGATTTGTGGGTGATAACAGTTATGGTGGTCATTCAAGTGGAGAATATAGCAATATGGTTCTGACTACTTGTACAGTCACTAATAGTGATATGGTTAAACCTACAGAGTTATCTGCCGAAATATTCTATGACCCTGATTTTGAATGTGCAATTTCACCTTCAGGATTCTATATGGATTATCGTGATGAAGTCAATTTCTATGTGAAGAATAATGAAGGTAAACTGGTTCAAATCTTCGGTGGATATATATCTTCGATACTTCCTGATTCTGATAGGACTAAACTGACTATTGCTTGTGCAGACAGACTGGTTGATGGTCAGAATAAATATGTATTAGACCAAATCAGATTGAATGGTGGAACATCTGACTTGAAGGAAACTGACTATGAAAAAACAATGAATCATGATTTCAATTCATATCCACAAGTATTGAAATATTTATGTGATATGCATGAAGTGACATTGAACTCCAATATCAGTTCTAAATATACTGTTGATGGTGAGAAGTTTAAAAAAGGATTAGTTTTAACATTCGGTAAATCTAAAAAGATTAAGAAGGTTGGAACATCCAATTGTAAGTCTACACCACAAAAGAACTACATATTATTGAGAAATAATCCAACATCAACCAAGCAACAAGTATGGGATTTATATAAAGCGAAAGGAACTGCAAAGAAACCACCAGAGATTACCAATTATCCATATATGCACATTACTTATGGTTTAGGTAAAGCAAAGACTTCTTATGACTCTGAAACTACAGAGAAAGTTGATACATCAGATACTACTGCAGGTAGTCAAAAATTTACCAAATGTGGAGTCAGTCAAGATGGTAAATACTTGATGGCGATTGGATTGCCTTCTGCTTGTGGTGAAGTGTCTAAATATGGCTACAAATACTATAAGAGAATCTATGAGAGAAAATGTACTTGTGGTTCGACTAATCTTGTATGGGATTGGCATTGGAATGGTACAACAAATTATGGATACTCTCAATGCAGAGGAAATTCTGAAGGTGGAAGTGCAGAAGGACATATCTTCTGTAAATCTTGTGATAGGGATTTCTCAATCATTACTGGTAAAGACCACCATCATTGTGGTGCTAAAGGTAAATTAAAAGCAGTAACTAAACCAATTCCATCATCTAAAAGTGAAGCTCAAAAACTGAAAGATGGAAATATGATGGCAGTTCCAACATCTGCAGTAGAAGTCACTCCTGATGACATTATTGACTCAATCACTAAAATTGCATTCAAATACAAGTATAAACTGGGTGCAGGTTCATCAAGTTACTCATCAATGAAGAAATGTGGATATGGGGATTGTTGGGCATTCTCTGACTTGATATTCACAGAAATGAAGAAGTATGGAGTTTCTTGTAAGATTAAACAGTATAGAAGTACACCAAGTGTATCTAACCATCGTACAGTCATTTATAAAGATGCTAATGGTAAATGGGTTGATTTCCCTTATCGTGAGAAAGGTTGGAGCGATAGATACAATACAATGCTCAATAACTATCCAATCGGAGCATCATTTAAAGGTACAACTATCAAAGAAAACAAAGGTACTTCAATCGGTAAAGTTAAGGCAAAAACATCAACTACTAAATCCCAAACTACAAAAGTTACACATACCAAAGGGTATGATAAAGATAAACCATTTCAAGCTTATTTAAAACTGACTTACAGTTTGAGTCAGTCATTTAATGCGAAGAAATATGCAGTATACATTAAGTTCACACAGACTCCATCAAGCGATTATGTCACTACATCAGGGTTTAACTTGTACTGGGTGAATAATTCCATCAAACAAACCACTTTAAGGATTGGTAAAGACTCAACAAACCAACACGATGGCTTAATCTACTTCTTGAGAAGTGCAGTTCATCATGATGAGAATGCAAAGTTCTATCTGCATAATATACAGATGATTGCACCTAAAATCAAGCCGAAAGACAATAAGGATGATACATCATGGTATAAATTGGATAATGCTAATGATGACCAGTCATCTTGTAAATTGGACTTGTATCAGATTACATTTGATGATAATCGTGGAGTAGAGTCTGAAACAGTTGCAAGTTGTGGAAAGTCTGTAAACTCTTTAATGCAGGACTTTGTCAAGGAAAGTGGATATTATGTCACTATGGAGTATGGAACACATCGTAAAGATGATAAAATACATTTCAGAGTAGCAAATAATTCCGAAGAGTCATATACTGCCACAGAAGGAGATAATAATAATATTTTATCGTGGAACAGTATTACTTATCAACCAATCAATTCGATGTTCAATACCAGTTTATGTGTATTCAAATCATCAAACAATAAGTATAATTATATTGAAACAAGGGATATGGACTCTGTACTGGAATATGGTGAGATGACAACCATACAAACTGTATCGGAAGAAACCAGTAATGCACAAGCATACTTCAATGCTATCCAATCGGACAAGTATAATCCTGAACAGAACTATACATATACCATTACTGTTCCGAATTATCCTAATGTGCAGTTAGGTGACCTTGTAAAGACAGTAGCCAATGCTAAAAAGTTGAATAGTGTAAAAGAAGTCAATTCAATCAAATTATCATTTGAACATGACAAGATCCCAAGATTGCAGACAACCATCGGTTTAGGAGAATTAGCACCTGATATTCAATTGCAGAAAAACATTAGGAAATTAAGGGAAAGTGCAAAAGAAGAAACCACATACTTCAAAGACTCTGCTACACCAGTAACAGAAGAAATCTACTATGAATGGGATGGTTAGATGAGTTATCAAGATAGAATAGATATTGACAGACTGTATGACTTGATATATGATACACAGTCACAACAGTTGAAAGTAATTACAAGAGATGAGTTTGAGCAGATTATAGGTTCTACAAGAGATTTAAAGGATAAAATGGATTTGTACCCTGATAAATCTGAAGTGGAACTTGAAATATTAAGAATACTCAAAGAAGCAGGAGTAATTACTGATGACCAGTACAACGAATTGGTCGGTAGAATTGAAGCAGTTCGTTCAGTTGCAAATAGAGCAGATGGTAATGCGACAAATGCATTGGGAACTGCTTCAACTGCTCAAAGGACTGCAGATGGGGCAGACACTAAAGCTACAAATGCACAGACAGTCGCTTCAAATGCTAACTCTACTGCATCAAGGGCAGAAAATACTGCAAGTGATGCTTATGATTTGGCAAATGGGGCAGACTCTAAAGCCGATAGAGCAATATCCGATTCTTCAGATGCCTATGATTTAGCCAATACTGCTAATGGAAAAGCAGACAATTTGAGAAATGATGTGGGAACTGTTACTGGTGGTAACCTACAAAGTCAGATTAATACTGTTGATGGTAAAGCAGATGATTTGAGAGATGATGTAGGTACTGTTACTGGCGATGATTTGCAAACACAAGTCACAACTGCTAATGGTACTGCATCAAATGCTTATACTTTGGCAGATGGGGCAGATACCAAAGCAGATGACTTGAGAACTGATGTAGGTACTGTAAATCAACCTACAGATGGTTCATTACAACAACAGATTACTTATCTTCCTGCTTATATTTCTGATTTGATGGTTACACAATCATCAAGTACATCTGAAATGGGGCTTCCGATATTTTGTAGTGAATTTTCATCTTCTGTATGGTATATTGGATTTCGACTCACAGAATTGGCAAAAAAAACTATAAGGGATTATGGGTCAATAACATTCACAATAAAACTTAATAAACCTAATAATACTACTGAAACAATAAATCATACAATAAATAATCCATCACAAGGGTCAATACCCAGTATAGTGAAAATCGCTTATCCTAACTTTTTAGATTTATGGGGAGTAACTTTAATTACTTGTGAAAATTTAAAATATATCATAATTATTGGTGGAGTGGCTACAAAAAGTCATGTTCATACCATATCTAATATTACCAATCTTCAAGCAACATTAAATAATAAGTCAAACAATGGTCATACTCACTCTATATCTGATGTTACTAACCTTCAGACTTCATTGGATGGTAAAGCCAATTCTACACACTCTCATTCTATATCAGAAGTTACTAATCTTCAATCATCACTGGATAGCAAGGCTAATTCTACACATTCCCATTCAATATCAGAAGTTACTAATCTTCAATCATCATTGGATGCTAAACAAGATTCGATTTCATGGGAAACTAAATCTGTTGGTGTTGGCACTCTTGAAGTTTGTAGTGCTTTGAGATTGGCTCATTGGAGTGGAGGAGGTTTTTATAATGTTACTCAAAATTATAAAACAATGACTGGGGTTGATTTGTCTGATTATGCACCTAACAAACCAATAACAAACTTTGCAGATAGTATTAATCCATTACTTATTATATATATTCAAACTGATGGTGTTGTAAAGTATGCATCCCAGTCATCAACTGGAAATTTTTATTTATCATGGGATATACTTTGGAAATATTAGACCACTTACAATTGTAGGTGGTCTTTTTTTTTTCGACAATTTTATATACTTCTTCGGACATAGAATTACTCAAGAAAATGTTAATATTTTTCTTTTTATTTGTCAATCAAATACACAGAAAATTATTGACATTTTCTCCAATTTAGTAATACAATTTAGAGCATAAAGTATTACATATTACTTATCAAATGCTCTTACAAAAATTGTATATTCATTAATGGGGAGAATAATAATATGTCTAAAAAAAGTGTAAGATGTATTGAAAGGACTGCTAAAAACACCAAGAAGTCCTACCAAAATGCTATCAAAAACTATGAAAGGTGTCATGGCATTGACATTGACACTTTAATCGGTGAAGCTCTTGCAGAACAGTCTGCAGGAGTTCCTATCCATCAACTCAAGTTGTATGATAGGATCGTACAGTTCCAAGAATGGATGATTAGCAACGATTTTGTATATGGTACAATCAATGAATACCAAGGCAAAATCAAGTCTTTGTATAGGAAGAATCGTGTAGATATTCCTTACATCCCATCAGTTGATGCAAGGCAATGTAAACACAATTCATACATCGAATATTCAGATATTCTTACAAAGGAAGAAATCAGACTTGCATTATCCAATATGACATTAAGATGTCAGGCAAGAGCTATGGCAATGGCAACTGGTGGGTTGTCAAATGAAGAATGTGAGCATCTCACATTATCTAATTTTATAAAAGAAACTCATCGCTACCACCAATGTGATGATGTTACAGATGCTTTGGAATGGTTAGCATCAGAAGGGAATACAATAATATGGGTTACTAAACTTATCAGGGTCAAAACTGGTAAGCCTTACTATGCGATGATGAATCCTGAAACAGTACAAATTATTGCAAGAGCGAAATTAAGTGAAAATCAGTATTCTGATAAATTATTGAATATTCATAAAAACTATTTCGCTCAACAATGCACAAAAATCAATAGGAAATTAGGTTTTGGAACCGCAGGTGGCAAAGGCAGATTCAGAAGCCATATGTTAAGGAAATTCAATGCCACCTATTTAGGTGGAAGTGTCTTGTCATATGAAGAGCAGAGCATCATCACCAATGCAGAAATTGATGAGATGCAAGGAAGAGGTAAGACTGCAGTCCAAGATACCTACATCAAAACCAATCCTATCAGGCAGAAAGTCTTGTATGCAAAGGTTATGAATAATGTTAGCATCTATCATCAGTATGATTATGAGATTATCGATGATGATGTCATTGTAAAAGTTCATGACCCAACTTCTGAAAACAAGAAATTGAAGGAAGAAGTTGAGAATTTGAAGAAAAATCTCGAAAAAAAGAGAAAAGCATCAGAAAAAGTCGATGCTTTAAGGAAGGAGTTAGGAGATGACACCTTTAAGGAGTTAATAGGCGAAATATTGAATGCCTCTTAAATCTCCTTAAAACCCCTTCAAGATTGGTGTAAATGGTATGGTTACATATAGATGTAACTACTCATTTACGGTCATTTTGATAAACTATTTTTTTTATTTTATCGAACAATTCAATATAATTTCTAATTTCCTCAACTTCACCACCATAATCAATTGCATTTGCAAGTAAATCCAACAAAGTCATCCATTCTGACTGTAGAAATACAACCAAATCAGTATTAACTTTAACCACGATTGTATCTCTATCCCATGACAAATCCTCAATCATTTCTGAAGGAATTTTGCGACCAGTTGTATCCAAAATTTTTATATCATATTTCACCATACTTTCTGCTCCATTACTCTTTTCGACTATATATTTTATCTAATTTGTCATACATTTCAACAAATTCCTTTGCTCTTTCAATTGAAATCCCACTCATACACTTTTCATGAATTAACAACATTAATTCTAATATTTCTTCTTTTGAAAAATCATGAAATGTTCCATGAATTAGTATCTTAAGTATTTCCTCATTAGGATGATTGCATGGAACTGACATAGCACTTATTTTTTCATAAGGAATCATTTTTCCATTACTGCCATATACTTCAATAATCACCATACTTTCTGCTCCATCAACATATGATCCAGTTTCGCTACACTATCAATCTCATACTTCTTCATCAGTAACTGGAATGGATACAATAGTTCTGCCAGTTCATCATTCTTATCATTTAAGCTATTCAACAAGTCAGTAATCTTACGATTACCATAATAAGTGTAGCCAGTTAAGTCATCAGTAATCATCTGACATGTCCGATTATATTTGAATCTTTTATCAGTCATAATCCACACTTTCCATTATCCAATCCCATTTATATTTTATTTCTCTTAAATTCTGTTTGATGAGTCTTAATTTTGATAATTCTTCATAGATTGATTGTATCATCTTCTCATCTTCTATGATGGCTCTATGGAGTTGTTTATTTTCATCTGCAAGACTATTCAAACATTCACATAATCTATCGGCTTCATATTTGTGCATTATACTTCCAAATACAATTTTATCATTGGTAGTATCTTCAATGCTCCATTCGTGGAAACTGCCAATTACTTTATACACTTTAAATCGTTTATTTTCAGTCATAAATCCCATACCTCTTTTCATAACTTTTACAATCCCTTTTACTCCCATATCCACAATAATAACAATAATCATCACTTGCTCTGTAATACTTACAACTATCACATCGTTTTTCAGTCATTCCAACAACTCCTTTTTTAGATTATTTAAACAAAAACAATATAAATTAAAAACACTTGCTTCTCTATCTTTGCCTTTGTGTTTGTAAAGTTTTTCTTTATAAATGTATTCGTTGATTTTATCATTAATTAAATCCAATACCTTCTTTTGATGTTCTGCCACTACCTTTGCAGTTTCATTGACCAGTCGATTGTTGTCTGATTTTAACTGTTCATTTTCATCATTAAGTTCATTCAACATTTCACATAAATCTTGGAATCCATCTTTATTACATAAAGTATATTTATATTCTTCATCAGGTTCTAATGTATCTTCAATTCCTTCAAAAGTATATTTAAATCGTTTTCCAGTCATTCTAAATTCTCCTTATTATTTTTTAACTGATTTAGTTGCTCACATAATGATATACAAGTATCTTTTTTTGGTATTTCCCATTCTATACCATTTTTTATGTTTCTTATACGATAATGACTATAAGCAGGTTTATAATAAATAAATTGATTATCTCCTTGCTCAATTACTTCATTTGCATAAAAATACAAATCCCTACTTCTTATTCCCAAACAATATTTTTCCCCATTAATTTCCAATACATATTTCTCTGGATGCCATGCTTCGTGAAATATATAGTTCCTTTCTTTATTTGGTTTAAAATACTCATTAATATACTTTTCAAGAGTCATTTAAATCACCTTTCCAAACATCTTTGAACTCACTACATATCTCATTGGGTTCTTCAATGCTTAATTTATGTCCTTTTTCACAAGTTAGAACTGGTGGAGCAATATATCTGCCCCAATCATCAGTATCTTGCTCATAATCAAAAAAACAACATCTACTACAATCAATATTATCTTTTTCAGTCATTCAATCACCAATTTGATTATGATTTTTTCTCGGTAAACTTCTCCCCATTTGACTTTTTTACATTTGATTTTAATATCCTTTAAATCAAAATCCTCTTTTAACTTTTCCAATTGGCTTAATTTAAATGAATCAGTGATAATTTCCCAATCGCAATTTTTATCACATTTAATCTCTGAATTACTACTAACATAACCTTTTATTTTATTTTTCAGATGCTCTATTGCATCACTTTTATTTGTTTTAACTTTATTCATTTTTTGAAATAATTCCCATTCTTCTTCTGTTATCTCTTTTAAATCATTAAAAGAGTAATTTTTTACTTTTTCATAACCAGTATTAGTTGTTTTAGTATAAGGTACACCGAATGGGTCGTAATCATCATTCATATAACTCATTTTAAAATCTCCTCTACTTCTTCTGAAAGCATATAATCCAATCCACTATCGTTGAAAATCTTAATCATTTCCTCGATTGTCTGTTTTAACTGCTCATTCTCCTCTACAATCATAACCCCTTCATTTAACATTGCAACAACTTCACCCACCTATAATTCATCACCTATTCTTTGATTGTTTTGTTTTTGATTATCCCAAATTCCACTATGAGTACCTTTTTTAATTCCATCAATAATAGTAAATCGTTTTTTAGTCAATTACTCCACTTCCTTGCCAGTTCTTTATCAGAGAACTCTGAATATTCTCTGCAAGTCTTGTATCTCTCTGATACATTCTCTTCAAACCATTTAAGGCACATATCCTTTTTACTATTATAGTTTTCACAATTCTGATGAATATTCCCCATAGTCATCACCTTATATCTGCCAGTATGCTTTTAGCAAAGTCATCACATCTTGACTTCTGACTTTTAGTTTCCCTTGTATGTCTACACCAACTCTCATTAGTTTCAAACCATTTACAATACTTACAAATCTTTTCCATCCAATTCACCCCTCAAATATTTCTCCTTAAACAGATTAATTATTATTAATCCCTGCTCATTGTTACCATAAACTACACTCTCTTTGACTCCTAATGCTTGAGCGATTCTGCCAGTATTTGCATAGCATCCAATTAAAAAGGCAATATTCATATCCCAATATATGTCTGCCAGTATACAATCAATACCTTTCGCTTTCAACCTATACTGGATGAGTTTATGGATCTCATCTTCAAAGTCCTGCTCCAGTATATCCCAGTCATCATCAGTATATCTTTGACAGTATTCAAAATGGCAGAATTTACATGAGCCAACTTGACTCATGTAGTTACTGCATATTTCACACTTCATCTTCAAATTCACCAGTATTCAATGCATCCAAACATATCTCCAACATCCTTGCAGTATGCTCTTCATCATCCATCAGTATTTTGATGATTACTTCTTCATTCTCTTCATTCCTTATCCAACCAGTAAGCTTATCTTCACTTACTATACTAACATACTTATCAATCTTCACAGTCATACTTTCACCTATTTTCCTATACTTGCTACTGCACCCAGTAACCCATTAATTATGAGAAATGTAACTATTGCTATACACCACCATACAAACCCACTTGCACCAAGTAAGGTTGCAAGGTATGATGCAACAGTCCATACTACTATTATTTCTATACATATTACTATAAATACTATTGTTATAAGTGTTGCCACTCCAAGTAAATCAGTATCCATAAATCCACCCTTTATCATTCATTATTTCTTTTATAATTGTTGCAAGTTTCTCACTATGAAATATGACTTCAGAGTCCACATATTTATATGGGAATGGAACTCTTCGCATTTTTGAATCGCCCCAACAAGCAAACCCTTCATCAAATGGTCTTTTACTTTTAATTTCGACACCACCATCATCTATAAAGTCATTCAGGACTAATTTAATAATCTCTTTTGTAACATTATTTAAATTCTTTTCAGACTCTTTGTAAGCTTCACGAATGTACTTGCTCCAATAACACTTATCCAAATGCTTTATTTCTTCATGTTGCTTGTAGAAAAACTTGTATTTCCTACATAAGTCATATAACTCACGATTTTCATTAATCTGCATAAATTACTCCTCCAATTCCACATACTCCATATTAATTACCATCATGTTATGGGAATGTGACCAGTATTCGCCATCATCCTTTACCTTCAAATCCTTTAACACACCAGTCGGTGATGCCCATTCTTTAATATAAATCAGGCATAAATCAGACACATTATCACAAAAAACTGCTACTATCTTATCTGACTGCTCTTTGATTTTATCCTCATCCCTCTTATGAAATGCATCAATAAAGTTAAATGGCTCTTCAAAGACTAAATCACCATTTTTAAGGTATTTATCATGCAATCTGTCCTCATCAATCAAATAAATGTGTTTCTTTGTTTCAGACACATATTCAACCAATCCAGTTGGAATATCTCCAAATAGGTCTTGAATAGCAAATAGTTCTACATCACCAATTATTTTCACATTGTAGTAACATTTATTACCTACACTACTTCTACTGACACGAACATTGGATATATCCAATTTAGCTTGAATATATTCTTTTAATTGTCTACTTCTTCTTTGATATGGGGTTTCAGAAATATCCAAAGCACATCTTATTAATTCATCCCAATTATACATTAATATTTCTCCCTCAAATGTTAATATTCAACTTCACCATCTAATTCTTTCAACAACATCCTTAATCCAGTAACTGCACCACTATGTGACCAAACCATCTCAATCTCACCTTCCATCGCATAGTCCATCATGCACTTACGATTAAATGCAATATGCTTTTCAATCAACTCTCTAATGTTTTTATCGCAATCGCAACTCATATTATCTCCTTTGTTTCTTATAATAATAGTCTTCCCAAGACCTAGTCTTGAAAATCATCTTGTTGTTCACCCATCGTGCAAAATAGGAGTGCTTATCTGCTTTTCCTTTTTTATATTGCATCACAAATGGGTGAATGCCATAATCATCCCATAGATGCATTACACGATGATAATCTTCTTCAAATGTACTCCAGTAATTGGTTAGGACATAACACATCAAGTATCTAGGCTTGATGTACTCCAAGAGATGCTCTATCTTGTTATCCAAGTTATCTTTCGGATTATCCCAAGCGAACTTGATACTATGATAATGCTTAAGTCTTTTCAAAGCTTCACCCTGCTCATCATCAAAGATCCTAATATCAAAGCCTAATATGTCAACTGGTTGATTCCATTTCAACAATTGTCTGACTGCAGATTTCCACTTCGGATTCGCAAAGAAGTTATTATCCATCACCTTAATGAACTTCCCATTAGGATTCAAGTTCTTTGGCTTAACTGGATGGATATTTCCTTCCTTCTGACGTACAATGCAGAATGGACAGTTTCTGAAACATCCCCTACTGAACCATATCATAGAATAGTTGCAGTCAGGAAATATGCTATAGTCCAAATCACATTCTTCAATTTCTTTAGGTAATCTAGTAGTCAAATCAAAGCCAGTACCACCACAAATCATATCCTTGGTTACCAATGATTTGTCAGTAAAATCAAACAAGGAGAATGCATAGACTTTGTCATAATTCCATAAAGGATTCCAGTCATATACTTCATGCCCCCCCCGTTTATAGTACTCTGATACTTGCATCATTGCCGAATTAGGAATATTTGGTTCAAGGTTCATTAATCCTATTCGCAATGGTCTATACCATCAATGAATACGATTGGTGTATTCTTTTCTGTGTATTCGCCCCCATCATCAAGATAACCTATTTCAACATCAGTTTCATTATATTGACCTTGAATGCAGACATCTGCATCCATATTCAAATCCAATAATGTTTTAATCAGTTCTCTGTTCTTCATTTTTTCTTTTATCAATAACAATCCAGTAATCTGCAATAAAAGATGTAAGAGCTGGAGATAAGCCATCAGAATCATAGACTCTGTCTTGGATGTACCATTGAGTACCACGATTCGACTTCTTTTCTCCAAAGCCACCCCACACTTTCACTTCTCTACCAGTCATAGTTCACAAACATATGATCCGCAATGAATGTCACAACAGAAGTTGTAACTGCATTCCCAAGGCATTTATACCTTTGAGTGTCGGATATCTTCTCTCCATCCTTACCATACAAAGTCCAGTCATCAGGGAATGCTTGTAATCTCTCACACTCCCTAGGAGTGAGTTTTCTGATACGATAATCCCTATCGACTGTACCCCAGTCGGCAGATGTGGATATTGCACCAGTTTGGTCTTTTTGACTCCTACCCCTAGCCAGTTTGCTTGATGGATGACATAAACGAACACCATCACCTTCCTTGACTTCATCATAGCCTTTAGTAGTATTGGTTTTCAGTTTAATCATCGGAACATTTCCACCACCAGTACCCATTGACTGTGTCAAGCAGGTACTGTGTTTGCCATCAGTAGTGTTTCCATTGAACTTCCTAGTGGTATTGAAGACTTTTTCAACTTCAACATCATCATCCAGTTTGACTCTGATGCCATTCTTATGCAAGGAATCGGCACACATAGTTGGAGCGATTCCATCCTTGTCATATACTCTTTTACCCCAATGGTTGGTTGGACTTGTTGAGCCTAGAACTATTGGTTTTCTCTCATCTTCTTCCTTTATCCGAATAGGATGTTTATAGTTGGTGTGTGTAAGTGTAGATGAGATTCCATCGACACTTACAACATTCTCCCCACGATGACCAGTCTTTGACAAGTTGCCGACCACATTAATCTTCACAAGTGACTCATCTTTGGTAGTTAATGTAGATGACAAGCCACTTTCATCGTAGGCTCTCTTGTCCATTTCAAATACTCCATCAACCCATTCAAATTCTGTAAGATAGGCATCATACTTGTCAGTTTCTATGCCCAACATTTCCTTTAAATCAAACCAAATGTCATCAGTTGGTGGAGCAAAATACTTGTCAGTTCTGAACCAATGCTCAACTTCAGACTGTGGTTTGCCAAGTTTTTCAGAAATATCCTTCACAGTTGCACTAGCAGCCTTTTTGGATTCACGAAGAAATTCAGACAACTCCTTATGGTCACAAGTATGTACTCTTTTTTTTACTTGTCTGTCAAACTTGACTGGTTTCAATCGTACATCAGTCTTTTTGCAATTTCTTTCTTGAGATAGTATTTCTCCTCCACATTTGGCTCTAAAATATCCCTTAATATACAATCGCTCTCTGTTTTGTGGCACTCCATATGATTTACTGTTATAAACCTGCCATTCAACATCATACCCCAGTTCGGCGAGAACCCCAAGCATTTTCTTGTAAGTTCTTCCCCCATCGTGAGATAACAAGCCTTTAACATTTTCGAGCAGTAGATATCGTGGTTTTTTTTCTTTACAAATCCTTGCGATTTCAAAAAAGAGAGTTCCCCTTGTGTCATCGAATCCTTGTCTTTTTCCTGACAGAGAAAATGCTTGACACGGGAATCCTCCAACCAACAGTTCAAAGTCTTCAAGCTCTTCGGCTTTGATTTCTCTTGCATCTCCAAGGTCACGATGTCTTGGGAAATGTTTAAGGTAGATTGTTTTCGCATATTTGTCAATTTCACTAAATCCTATACACTCAAACTCCCATTTTGAGTTTTGTAGTCCATATTCAAATCCCCCAATGCCACTAAACAATGATAAGTATTTTATTTTAGTAGACATCTTCTTCCAGTTTGAAATTCTTGAAATCGGGTGTTTCCAAGAGTTTCTTCTCCAACAAGGACTCCAGTTCCTTGATTTGTTTTTTATAATAATCCTTTTTTGATTGTGACTGTTCTAGTGGAACTGCCTTTCGCAATTGCACTATAGTCATCTGTATAGCTCTAATTTCTTCATTGTGTAAATTAGTCATTCGCCCCACCCAAGTTCTTTAACTTTCGCTTCGGCTTCTTCCCTAGTCTTGTAGTTGCCGAATGTTTTGATTTTACCATCAATTTCTCTTCTAACTCTCCATACTTCATTTCTGTGACTTATTCTGCCATTATATATCATCCGAACCTTTTCGGCTTCTTCCCTAGTATGATAGCATCCATAATATTTGGGATTCGCACCCTTACCCACTACTGTCCAGTATTCCTTGATGTGGGTTATATAGGATGCTTTATGTTCAAATGGTGGCAGAGTGATGTGCAAGTAGCCATTTATGGTATCGGGCATTTCAACATAAAGATCCCAATCCCAGTCGGCACTTATAAGTCTATCTCTTTCATATAAGGCTTCTGCAAGTGTTTTGCAGTTAGCGTAGACTTCACCATTCTTTCGGACAATATAATCATCTTTTATCTTTGTAATGTTCCTATAGAATCCTTCATAAGCCAATAACTCACCCCATATCCATACTTATGGACAATAATGCATTGCCATTGAGTCTTTCAAAGTATATAGTTGACTCCTTCATTTCCTTTAATGATTCATCATCTATAGCCATAGTAGGATAGATGAAAAGATTATATTTTATCCATTCTTCAAAGGAAATCTTCTCATAATCCCAGTTTTCCAAGTATGGCTCTACTTTTTCGGCTATCTCTAGCCATAGACTATTTGGAATAGCCATAGGGTTGATGTCGGAGTATGTGGCATAAAGTCCTGCAATCAGGACACCTAATGTGTCTGTATTCAAGAAAACAAAACTCATAATCCTTTATACCTACTCAAGACAGTACCTTCACTATTCTGATAGTGATTATCCCTTGTACCATAAGGCTTCATTACTGGACTGGTCAATGTTTCAAACACTATCTGACATATTGACATTCCATGATACAGTTCAAATTCCTTGTCAGAACAGTTGAATATTTCCAATGTTACATTTCCAGTAAAACCACTATCAATAAATCCACTTGACACATGAACGAACACTCCAAGTCTGCCAATACTGGATTTCCCATCAATATGACCACATAAATCATGTGGGATATGAACCTTTTCCATTGTTGATCCCAACAGAAATTCCATTGGTTTAATCTTGTATGATGACTGGCGAAGGTCGATAGATTTGCCACCGACAGTCTTTAATTCATCACCCAATGTCAGGTCTACACTATTTGGTTGAAGCATCTCTTCATTATATGGATTAACAAGAAAAGCTTTACCACTTTTGATAATGTGGTCTATATCAACATCTGCTAAAATCATCTAACCACCTTCAACAATTTAACAATAATCTCTGCAAATATCCTTGCAGTTTCAATGTCTTTAAATGGACTATCTGAAAACCCTTCATCAGTCCATATATCAATAAAACTCTTCATATATTCATCAAAAGAATTATCACAACTATTCAATGCGATAGATACTGAATTACCATTGCAAGATATTGAATATTCAGTCATTTTTCTTCTCCACATAAGTACAATACTTATGGTCATAACCGACCAGTTCCACAACACTTGCATCGAATAACCTATCCTTGATAACAGAATCGAATTTCATATTACCAAAGACATCTGCAAGATAACAGAACTCAACTGGATTATCCTTGCGATATAAACCAATGACAACTTCTGTATCATTGTCAATACCCTTCAATGCTTTCTTTAAGTCACCTACTGTAAGTTTAGTCACTCTTTTATTCCTTAATTGTTTCATTATCAATAAACTCCTTTATCCATTCAAAAGTCTTGTCACCATCTATATGTATCAGTTTCTCCCAAATACTTTCAGAGAACTTAAATGGGAAATCATCATGGTTGTAATCATCCCATATTCTACCATCAGAGTTCTGCCATTCAACACAGACACATATCATATCCAGTCGAACTGGTGATAATGTTCGCATACATACGAATTGTCCTTTATCCAAGTCACCATTATATCCAGTACAATTCTGACAACAACAAGTTCCATAAGTCTGCATAAACTTGTTATAATCACTCCATTCTTTGAAATCTACCATAACTTATCATCATCCTTTTTATAATCTTTCTCATAATCTTCCTTGATTTCTTCAAGCAACAATTCAAAGGAATTTCCTGCTTTCCTACAAGTGTCATAGGCTTCAATGAGTTCTAAAAACCTACTGAATTTCCATACACTTAATCCATCAACAGTCACTTCAAATATAGCAGTACCATCATCAAGTTCTTCAAATGAAGTTTTCCTAATCAATCCAACCACCTATTGTTTTCCCTGATACTGTCAGTATCTGTTTCTCTCACAATATGTGAAATCATCCTATACCTTGACTTTCTCTGACATTGTGGGCAAGTATACACATAATCTTCAAATAAAAACATCAGTAATAACTGGAATTTATTGAATCTCCACCTATGACCACATTTACAGAACCAAGTGTAAGGATCAATTTCTTCCTTTTTTTGAGAAGGGAATAATGAACACCACCATTCCCAACTAAACATCTTCATCCTCCATAATCGGCAGTATAACCACTTCATTTTCGATGACATCGATATAATGGTTCTCTGCCAAATCATAAAGCCAATCTTTTACTTTCATTGTTTTTCCACCTTAACATACTCTATACCATCATAAGGCACATAATAAATACCCCTATCATCTTCAATCCTTATCCCTTCCTGCAAAAACAAGAAATCACAATGATTCTCAAAGACAAAAGGCAAATCTCTCATATTAGTCCACACATTCAAAGTGAACATCGGAAGCTTCGCCAATGACTCAATCAAATCTGCAATCACTATTGAATATTCGCAGTCATCACAGACATCAATCATGCCATCGCCTTCCTTAAAGTAACTCTTGTGCCATCACCATACTTCTTACGAATCATTCTAATCAAATAAGCATACACAGTTGAACTGATATGGTATTTTTTCAAGATTTCACTAATTTTCAAATCAGAATGGAAATACAACTCTTCAAACTTATCAAACATACTCTCTGCCTTACGATAAGCAAGATTGGATGGTTTAACACCATACTTCAAAATCATCTCATCCCTAACATTCAAATCCCATTTAGACTCCACAAGAGCATCCCTAACCATCCTTGCAGTTTCAATATCAGGATATCGACCAAAGTAATGAGTTTTATAGTCCCACACTTTGGTAATGAAGAAACCACCGACTGGTGAACTTCTAATGTATATATCTTCAGTAGATACATGAGTTTCATAATGTTTAAGGATGCTATGACTCCTTGAAGGTTTTCTGCATATGCCTTCTTCTTCATAGACTCTATGGGATAATTTCCTATATTTTTTTGGTGAAAGCTCATACTTCTTGCGAAGGTCACCTGCAAGAATATCAGGATTCATAAAATCCTTCTTGAAAGTTTCATAATCAATAGTAGAGTAATCACCTTCAACTATCTTGAAATTCGGTTTAGTCATACTATCCTTGCTCCTAATTCATCAAAATCATCTGTTTTATAATCAAAGACTTCATCGAACTCATGGTCATATAAATACACATCAATACGATTAGATTTCAAGTTTTCAGGAGTAACAACCTTAACAGTATATAATTCACCATCCCAGTTACCACGAAGGTCAACAAGACTGTAATCATCGGTTATTAGTATGTTATATGCACTTTCCAGTTGAGATTTGAAGTATACCCATCGATGACCATTTACCAATGTCTGACAGAGTACTTCTTCAGTTTGGATCATCAAATCCAGTTCATCTTTTGATACCTTATTGTATCCTTGAATCAGTTCGGCACTACTTAATTTCTCCTTGTCGGTGTATGGTTTCAAATAGGAAACATCACTATTTTCTGCCAGTTTTTCGGCAGTAAAGGTCACACCAGTTCCAACCCCAGTCAATGCTACGATTTTCATTTATATCACCCTTAATTTAGTTTGGCATATCTGTATATGCCAGTCAAGTCATCATCTTCATACAACACTTCAAAGTTTTTGATATCTTTATAGTACATATTGATTTTAGTAAAACCATAATCAGATTCGATTACGATTTCTTTTGCACACAGATGAATGCTAGTGCATCCACGAATGTATCCCCAATCGGTTCGTATGGCATAAATCCTTTTGTCCTTGTTTTTATTTTCGACAAATTCGACATGATAATTCTTCTTTTTACCATTGACTTCCTTCCAATGAACCATCGGATACATTCCTACTTGTTTGAGATACTCATACATAGTGTTTCTGTTCATAGATTCAACTCCCCTGCATCAATCTCAAGCCTATTCGGAGTCACAATGCTTAATCCATCTATTTTACAGATATCCTTTGCCTTGAAGTGGTTCACCCCCCTTAACTCAACAATTACAGTCTGAAGAACTTTAGTATCTGTTGCAATGTTTTTCAGAGTTATCTGTTTGATGTTGTTCTCTGAAATGTGCAGTTTACTGATAAGGTCCTTCCTTAATTCGTTTTCTGCAGAAGTCCAGTTAAGGGTGGCTTCCACGAAATTTTCAATAGTATTCAATTATTCCTCCTCTTCAGATATTCTAGGTGCAATCATTCCAGTTATAGTCACACCCATCAGAATGTCTTCAAACACATAGAACAATGGCATATCAGTTCCTATTTTAAGTTTGACTTTAGTGTTTATCTTTTTGAATTTCAACATCTGTACAATATAGTCCAATGAAATGGCACATGATACAGTTTCTGATAAAGGATTTTCCAGTTCCACATCCAAAGTGTTGGCATATTTGGTGGAAATTTCATCTGATGGCATCAATGTCAGTTTATCATTATTGACAATGAATTTATATAGGTCAGACCCTATCAAATCCATATCCTTTGCAGACTGTTCCAAGTCACCCACTTCACACTCCATTATTGCAGGTAAGTCAATATGGGGTGGAGCAGGTGAATCTACAAAATCTGAAGGCAAGACAAACTCAAATATCCTTGAATTGCCATTTTCTGATTCAATTTTTCCAATCAGATATGGGTCATTGACTTCAAGGTATAAGGTGTCTTTTTTATTGACAGATTTCAGTAACTTGTTGAAGTCATCAACGAACACTACGATTGATGTCACATCATCGATGACATAGACATCAAAGAAGTCATCATCAAAGTTCACATGATAGAATCTTGTCTTTGCTCTATCAAGTATGGAGCAAGTCATCCGATCAGGGAAAAGTTGCAGTTCCACCAGTTCGGATGATACATCTGACACAACATCAAAGAATGTTTTGAATTGCTCAATATTGTTAATAACTATCTGCATTATATCACTTCATCCTTGTAAAACTTTTTAGCATCGATATGGAGATTCTTGTCCACAGTCAAGCGAAGAAAACTTGGTTGGCTCAATGGCAGTCCTTTATCCCTAGCATAACCATCATACTTGAGAAAATGTCCAGTAAAAGCGAAGTATCTTCGGTCACCATCATCATAGCCCCTACGATAAGTTGAAGCGAATTCCAGTTGATGATTATGCCCCATCATACACAGATTCGCATCAATATCCGCCATATCACGAATGAAATTATTCATTCCCAGTTGACTGTTTTTACTGGTCTTTGTGCCATGTTTACCATAAATCACCAGTTCTTTACCCCTTACAATGATTTTATCAAAGAAATCGTTCTTGGAATACCTTGCTCCGAGCCTAGATGCTATGCTATTGGTCACATCAAAATTATGTTCTCTCATAGTTCTGATTTCGTGATTACCACTTACACACCATCTGATATATTCCTTGTAAGGCTCAAGCAGTTCAATGACTCTTTCCAATGCATCATGAGTGGACATTACTGTTTGATAAGCATCCAATGATGCTCTTGGAAATTCAAGAAGATCCCCTAACAGATAAATTGCTTTATTGTCAGGTGCTTTCTCAAATGTCCTTCTCCAGTAATCAAAGAACCCCAAATCACATTGAGCAGACCCTAAATGAAGGTCACTCAATGGAAACAAGTACAGTTTACTCATCCTTCAAATACTCCAGTTCAATCTTGTCATTCAAGATAATTATCTGATTGTAATATAAACTGATGTCGGCTTCAAGTTCTGCGATTTCTCTGTCATATCCTGCAACTTGCGCTTTAACATAATCTTCCTTTTCTTTAGCAGTACCAGTAGCATCCGCCCAACTACCACTTTTTCTGATTGCTTTAAGTTCCTTTTTCTGTGCTATTTCATATTCACATTCGTGAATGCTTTTCATTAATGCTTCTTTCAAAGTAATTAAATTAGTTATTTCTTCAACCATGATTTCACCTTATCTATAATACCAGGACCCTTGCTATTGAGGCCACTATCCACTTTCTCTTCCAATCTCTGAACTCTGACTTCCAAATCCAAATCTTTGATAACTGGAGTCGGAGCAGGAAATTCTCCTTCAGTAGACAGTTCTCCATTCTCCAAATTCCTAATGAATGTTCGCAGATTAGTTATTGAAACGTCATTTGCAAAATCAATCTTATCATAGATTCTCTGCACACTAAAGCCCAAATCCCTTAAGGACTTTATTCTTTTGGCTTCAGTAATATTGAAAGGCAATGGTCTGCCCCTACCATCAATCCTTCTGAATGATTCAGACTGAACATCATATTCATATCTCATTTTCTATCATATCCATAATAATTTTCGGACTTACTGGGTCGACAAATCCACCCAATTCCTTTAATATTTTGCCATCTTTCGATATCCAAAATCTCTCATTTTCATAAACAATTTCCATTACTTTAATTCACCTATAGCATCAAAAACTGCTTGTGCAGTCTTCTTCCCAATGCCATCTATACTCATCAAATCATCAATTCCCAAATCAAGCAACTTCATCTGACTCTCTTCAAGATAATCACAGATTTTAAGAGCTGCCTTTGCAGACAACCTAGTTGAGTCATTGATGTAAATGCAAGACAGATATGATGCTACTGGATTAAACAAACCACTCTGTGGTCTGTCAACCATTTTTACATCAACATTGTCCTTGAATATCTTTGACACCAATGCATCCATCAACTGAAATGCTTGTTGTTGATTATCCACAACAAGTACATCAGAATATGTTTCCAGTCTTGCAATCGCCCCAATGTATGCTTTTACAGTAAAATGACTTTGTGGATTGTTCCCTTTGTACCAGTAGGCTTTTTTATTATCCTTGTTTATCTGTTTAGGTACACTACCCACCACAATTATATAACTGTAATCATATTGTAACATATTCTTTGCTTGTCTGAATATCCTACCATCTTTGATTGAACCAATCATATCAGATGCAGTTTTGAACTCAAAACAGATTCTATCGTGGAATACATAATCACCGACTGATAACTGCTCCACAACTGTTCTGTAACCCATTTTATTGAAGTATTTCTCTGCAGACTTGATTCTTGATTGTGATTCTCTGTTATCTATTTTTACAATCATAACTTTGCTAATCCATTGTTATCAAACTCTACAAGCCCCATTTTCCTTAAAGTGAAGATGTTGCCTTTGCAGTTGCAACTTGCACAATTAAACCAAGATTTAGTGACTAACATTGATGGATGAGTGTCATTATGATTAAAGCACTTCATATAACCATAACCCCTCGAATACAACTTGATAGGTTCGCCAGTTATCCTAGGCAAGAGTTCTCTCAAATCATTTACTTCAATAGGGTCATTTCCACCAATCGCTTTAGTTTTCTTGAGTTTTCTTTGATAATCTTTCTGAACAATGTCTGCCTTATGCCAAGCCCTAACCAATGATTTTGACTGCAATTGAGTTGGTTCTTGTTTTCCAGTATATTCACCATCAATAACAGTCACAACTTTACCAGTTGATGGATGTACAGACCCAATGAGCCTTATATTCCCATTCATCCCTGCATTCAGATTTACAGAGTCAAGACATTTATGATCCTTGGCTTCATCATGTATCAGATAATACACAAAGTCCTTGAAGAACTGACTCCAGTCATCAACTTCCATCTTACCACCGACTGCATCTTTGAACAGAACTGGTGCAATTTCACAGTATAGATGTACACCCTTATTGGTCGAATCAACAAGGAATACATTATGACCTTGTTTAGTGAGATACCCTTTCAATTTCCTAGCTTCTTTCCAAGCAAGTGATGGTTTCTCACTATCATAATCCAATATTATAGTATCAATCAGTCTATCCCTTGGACTCTTTGTAATGAATACATCTTCACATTCTTTCTGATTATCAAGTACATTTTTGATTACTGCAGAACTCCATACCTGATGTTGTTTAGCCCATCCAGTTTCACGATTTCTGACAGTAATAATGTGTTGTTTTGGTCTAATCCAATCATAATTCACAGAATACCTCCTCAAGGAAAGGTAAGTTGTCAATTAATGGTTTAACTGACTCAAACAAGTCAGTTGTATCCAAATCATCATCACTTTCTAGAAACTTCATATACTCATCATACTGTTGTGGATAAACCATCTGAAATACTTTAGAAGCCCTATCAACCAGTTCCTTGTTGAAATTCGGTAATGCAGAATCTACACTTGATTCCATTCCCTGATTCAAACAATAGACAAGATATTTACTGCCTTTCTCTTTACCGATATTGACAATGACTTCCTCATCCACTAACTTGTTCAGTCTTTCCTGAACATAATTCCTTGATTTTCTGTACCATCGCTTGTTTCTATGTGCAGATTTCAAGGATTTGATTGTAAATAACTTTTTTTTATTCCAAGATTCAATAGTGATGTATCCATCATCATTAACTTCACCATCGGAGTTAAGTTTTTGATAGACTGCATCCTCATACAGTTCATCATCATCAACAACAATTTCCTTGAATGGTGAATATTCCTTGATGATTCCATTGGCAAATCTTGATTCATCAGGCAATAAATTGGCAGAGTCAAAGATGTTGAGTGCATTTAAATTATCCCTTTTTGATGCAAAATACACCTTTGTTGTTTTCGGTTGATATTCATCATCCATATATAGGGTATGCTCTGCATAATTTGGACTGTTCAACAAAGTGACCAGTTTCAGAATAGCATTGAATTCCAAAATTTTTCTGTTGAAATCATCGTGGTCCTTCAGATGCTCTTCGATGCAAAACATATATGGATTAAAGAAATCATACTCATCAGGATTGAACTTGTACACCAGTCCTTTAATACTGTCACGAACACTTAACATCTTCTCAATGTCATCGTGGTAGATTCCATGATTCTCCATTAGGAAATTGAAGACCATGAGTTTCGCAGTATCGATTGGGTTAGGTGTCAAGATTACGGATCTTGTCTTTTCCTGCTCATTGACATTCTCTTCCAATGCAGTTGTGTAAGATAATGATGGATGACCAGTAACGATTTGGTCAAGTTGCAACATTGTTTCCTTGTCTGTAATTCCCCTTTCAACATGACCATCGGTGGATAACTGTTTTATTTTATTTCTGAACAAATCGGTTTCGGCATCATCAGACATCGAACCGATATCACCAAGATAAAATATATAGCCAGTCATATCCTCACCACTATACTTGTTGAAGAAATAGGACACAGACTTTGCCCCATGAATGATTCTTTCAGATGGTATCATATCCAATGCAGTTTCAAGAATAAAAGACTTTCCACTTGCAGGAGTACCAATGGCAATTACATTAGTTCCTTTATAGCCTACAACAGTTTGGAAATATCCTAAAAATGCTCTTACGATTTCCCTAGGCTTTCCAACCCCAAGACAATGGGTAGTTGCCACAATCAACTCAAGTGGAGTTAAATTAAATTCTTCAAGATAACATTGGAAATCAGTATACAGATCCACATACTTCTCTTCAATGGCTTTTTCCTGCTCCTTGGAGTCATCAACTATAGCCAACTTAACTATATTTGATTCCAATTCATTTTTGATTGAAATGATTTTGGCATCCAGTTCGACTGGAGCAGTCTGTGAAGCCAATGCAGATTTCAAGAATCTATGAAGTTGGGATTGAGTAGAAGTTTGAGTAGGTGAATTATTATCATGTCCAATGACTTGGATAACTTCTCCAGTATCATTGACAAGCTTTGATTCATATTTGTACTTCTTGCCATCCTTATTTTCAGAGCATCGAAGATACAAATTTTCAAGAATTTTCACCCACATTTCTCATCGATTATTCAATCTCCCCTTCATCAACTCTTTCACATAAAAGGTATGGGAACTGTCTGTTCTTGCCTTTTATAGTATCATATTTTCCACGAAATGTCCAACCAGTAAGACATTCCTTCAGTTCACCAAAATTAGTAGCAATAGACTGGTTACCTACATTACTTGGAAGTTCTCCACCATCAATCAGACATTCTCTGAAGAATGAGTAACTGGAAGTTCCCGGTGTTATGATTAAAGTGGTGTTTTCATCCAAACCATCTTCTCCATCCTTGATATTAGCATAGAATGGGAAAAAGACAGTTGCCAGTTGACCATCATCCACTTTAAGTTTCCTTCTAGTTTCCCCAGTCATTTCATCTTCATAGTTCTGATACTGACCATCTTCATCCAAATCATAGAGTATACATTTAGGCATTGACCCTACGATGGTGAGAACAACATTCAAGGATACTTTTCCAAAGTTGTTTTTTTTAGGTTCTATTACTTTCTCAACCCCTAGGATTACTCCTTCAGGTTGGTGTTTCTTTATAGAAGACAATAAAAGGTTCTTATCGCAAGGTTCTTTAGGAAAGACCTTTTTGTCTTCTGATTCTATAATCATAGCCATTTATAAGACCTCCTCAATATTTACAATATATCTTTTTGGAATATTGAGAGTCTTAAGTTCTTGAATCGCCTTTCGTTCGGCAGACTGCAAGTCATTGGCTTCAACAATCACAAAGTCCAGTTCTTCAGACCTTGGTATTTGATAATCAATTACAAACAATCTCATTATGCTCTCTCCTTTCCAAAAACTACTATAGGCTCTCCTATAGTAATTCAAGGAGCAATCTGTAAGCCACCATAACCATTCAGAAGAATTAAAAAAAGCCACCACACCATTTTTAAAACTTGACTGACTGCTCCTTGAATCACTACAGAAGAGATATGGGGGAGTGAATCCCCCTAAACTCTATGGGTGATAATACTACAGTTCAACACATCCTTCAGGAACACCGAATGGATAAACTTCCACCACAACAATGTTGAATGCCATATCATCATGACCAGTAGAAATAATCCATTCCATCCCAAGATCCTTGATGTTCTCTTTTATGACTGGACTGACCTCTTTACTCCATTTCAGAGTAATCTTGTTGAAGTCCTTATCAAATTCGATTGAGTCATATTTGAAGAACTGTTGAAGATGAGCCTCAAGAACCTTTTTCAGTTCGATTCTGTCATTGACTATCCTATCTCTTTCCTGACAATGCATTAGAACTGCATCCTGCCATTGTTTGAACTCTTCAGTATTCATTTGTCACACTTCCATAATTCATATACGAAATCGCATAAGTCTTCGGCATCAGAAGATTCCCAAGTTTTCTGAAATGACTCATCGAAATTTTTAGGATTATAACCTATGACTTCAAAGGCTATCATACAATCCCTTTTAACTTCAACAATGTCAACTTCAGACACCTTCTCAATTGGACATATTTCTTTCAACCTTTCACGAACAATGTAGGAGAAGGACATTAAGGAATCCCCCCAAAGCCCATCTCTTTTCTTCGTTCAGGATTATTTTCAAGCGGAGCAGGTTTCCTCTTGATACCATAATTATTGCTCATCTGCCACTCTTCAACCATCTTTTCCAATGGTCCATCCTTGAGATTTCTCAAGATATATTTCAAAGTGTACCTATCCAATCCCAAATCTTCACACAGTCTAGTCTTCTGACCCCTTGGAACATTTTCATAGTTACGATTCAGTTTAGTCTGAATGGCAACAACCTGATTCAGATTCCATTTTGACTTTCTGTATCTACCTTTAGTATAATGCAGATAGCCTAAAGAATCAACATGACTGACATTATCTCTTTTCAAGATTTTGGACTGGTCAATCTTTGATTTTTCAGAGTTTTTGACTTCGATTTCAGTATTCAAAAGACCTTGGAATGTGGCAATGATGTCATCAACCACAAAGTCTGTAAGATACTTGTTTGATTCCAATACTTCCTGTATTGTTTCAATCGCAAGAGCATCGGATTCAGGGATGTACTTGTTCCCTTTTTCATCCACTAGATATTTCATAATTTCACTTCCATAAATTTTGAGTGAAATCGGTTTGGACTTCCCAAGAAAATCAGTTTGGACTTCCCAAGATTTTCAGGGAAATAGATTTCCGATTTTCAAGGTTTTAGGACTTGTACATCCCACCTTTTGACTCCTTGTTTCATAGCAGATTCAATCGCTTCATCAGGAGTCATTCCATTCGCTATACTTTTTGACCCATAACATTCTACTGTTTTCATAATCTTTTTATCAAGTTTACGATAAACTTTCCAAATGTCTTCGGATGGATCATACATTACTACATGATTGAACACATACTTTGGTGGCATTTATATCATAGCCTCCAAAATACAGAAAACCATAAAAACAATCACAATAGGAACTGCAACATAAATTCCTAAAATCAATGATGACTGGTTTGGTTCGTGTTCTCTGAACCAAGAATTCCTTCTGTTTAACCTTGGTTGCTCTTCAACAGTCCAGTACTGTAACAAAGCTCCCCAAAATCCCTGATTCATTCAGACCCACTCTCTTTAGAAGAGTGAGAAATCATATATTCTAATGCTAAATCAATTATAGCTTTTTCACCCTCTGTGGCAAGATAACAAAGTTCACCACTAACTGGATGAAACATTTTTTCCATATGTATTCACCTTTCGTTCTTAATTTGGCAAAGTTGCCTTGACAACATCAGAGAAGTACCAGTTCTCAAACATTGTACAATTACATTTTTGAATGCCTTTATATATAAAGCTTTCGGTGTGAGTAATCTATATATATTATAAGGACTATAGATTTACTTGCACTTATGCTTTTTTTAGACAAAAGCCTTTCGTTCGAGTGCCTTGAAATTCGTGTCACCTATGCAGAGTACCAGTCTGCGACACGATTTCTTGTTCAATCGCCACCGAACTTTTACCAAATTTTTACCAAGTTTTTACGAAACTTTTACGAAATTTTTTTACGAAGTTTTTTTACCGAATTTTTTCCTATGGGGTTTTCCAAGCACTTTGATTTTTTACGATATGAAATCATTTAGCACATCGAAAATTTCAGATGGGGTTTTGTAAGCACTATATTTTTTGACGTAGACTGCAGACAGAACTGCGAAAGGTCCACAAGTCCTGGAATTGCGAAAAACTCCATAATCGCTGCTATTGCAAGAAACTGAATACTGGAGCAGATGATCCTAAAAAATTTTCTGAAATATTCCTGATCTTGAAATTATAACGAACGTTATATGCAGACAGTAAAAAAATGACTGCCACTACAAATGGCAGTCGGAAATTCTACTTAAATTTAAAACTAAAAGTGAAAAAAGTGAATCAGCTACTGAACTAGGTCTGATTTCAAATGATATTTTGTACAAAAGTGTGACTGTGAAAAGTCACAATCCCTTTGCCAGTAGCGATTCACTACATCATATATTATACAGTACTATTATATTATTGTTTCGCAGAGTAACTGACTGATGATTATCAGAGTAACCGAAACATTTATATACTATTACATTCAACATAATAACTGTGAGAGTCAAACTGACTCCGAATCAAACTAGGTGATTTCAAATGACAGAAGAATATGTAAATTTTGCAGTAACTCACTCACTTACTGAAGTGGGTGTGAGTGGTATTATGTACATCGAAGAAACCGATGATGAAACTCCATTAAGGTTCTACGATGAAATGAATCAGGAACAATGGAATGTTCCTTCTAACCCTTATGACATGGATTCTAACTATGACTACTGGTTAGATTACGAACTTGTAACAACCGCTCTTCAAACCTGTGACATTGTCCAGTACTTACTGGACTATGCAGGAAATGAAAGCAAAGAAATTGTGCTTGATGAATGTACTGATGGCGGAGAAATTATTCTCACCATCGACTAAATTTTTAGGTGGAAAATAGGAGCGAATAGTTATGAAAGTACCATTCAGAACTCTTGTCAACCCTTTAATCCTTAACGATACTCATTATATTGGGTTTCAAGGGAATTCAGAGTACATAGATGAAGATGAAAATCTTCAGATGGGTTACTGGTCGTTTTTGGGTGCATCAGTAACATCTGAAGATGAACTGACACTTGATGATACTGTTGATGACAGTATCCTAAATGACCACACATTCCTTGTCAAAAATGACAATGGACTGTTATGCTTTATTAGATTCAATTATTAGGAGTGATTAAAATGGATGAGAGAAAAATTAATGTACAATTGAAAAAGTCCACTCACGAAATGTTGAGTGCAATTGGATCAAAAGGTGACACTTTTGATGAAATCATCAGAACTGTTCTCCATCAAAGGAACATTCTGATGATTCACCACCTTTGTGGTGATGAAATTTATTCTGATGACAACCAACTTGAGTCCAAGGCTAGAGAAATTTTCAGAGTTATCAACTTTGAAGTTTGTCCACCATTTGTAGACAATGGCCTCAATGGCAATGGAGATTTAGTCTACCCTAAATTTGATGGGTTACTGGAATGGGCTTTTGAGATGGCACTTGATGAAGACTTCGTAGGGTCCGCAGTTCCAAGTGATGACAGAGAGTTGCCACTTGCAGAAGCGATAACTAACGTTTACTGCTTAATGTGTAATATCCCTGCTCCAACTTGGAGTATGGGTGGAATGCTTAATCCTTTTGTGAGATTCAAAAAATAATCTCACTCTTTTTTTTGACTGATTTTTGCAATGTACATTTTTGTACATTGAAGTACTGAATTTTTCAATGATTTAAGATCAGGAATTTCCACCGAAACCTTTATATACTATTACATTCATAGTTATTATTACAAGTACCACACTTGGTGTGGTCAGTTAACTAGGTGATTTCAAATGATGAGTATGATAAAATCTACAATCGAAGGTATCCCAGTCGAAATGACTGTGGAAGAAACAATCGGAAGTACTATGGGTGGATACCCAACCTTACACATCGGACTGCAAGATGTAATGGTCAAAGAAGTAGATACTCTTGAAGTATACAAAGCAGTTGCTACTAGTGGAACAGTAGAAGAGTTCTGCGAAAGGGTTCAAGGTGCTTGGGAAGCTTGGAAATACCAATGTGCAATTAAGGCCTGTGCATTAGAATCTATGGGTGGTGGAATCATTGCAGATTGTGTCTTCAATGACAAAATCCTTAAGGAAATAGACAGAATCTGTGAGTATCTTGATGACCCATCAGTTCCTAGAAGTCTTGAACTTCAATGTTTAGGGAAATTGTATGATTTGCACAAACAACTGAAGGTGATTGAATGAACAATCTAGTCAAGGCTTTAAGTCTTGAGTGTCTTGGACCACAGAGAGTCCTTGACACTCCTAGAAACTCTGAAATCTTCGGAGAGATTGAGAAACTTGATGTTGACTTCAAGGATGCAAGTCCAGCTCAAAAGGTGGACATACTTGCTAGGATTTTTGATTTATGTGTTATTATGGATGTGTTATAAATGAGCGATTGGATTGACTTTGAAATTTGGATGGATGATGTGTCTGTCCTTGGATATATGGATGATGAAGAACAAGAACTCAACTGGATGAGTTGGGATGGTCTTGAGTGTTATGATGACTTCTCAAGAACCAATGCAGTTGGTGACATTGCCAATACTGAAGATGAAGCTAGATACCTGCTCAAATGGTGTATGATTCAAGATTTCTTGAGCAAAGTGGACATCAGAGAGCAACTGCTCAATCATAAGTATGAATCAATCACAGTCACTTATGGTGATGGACTGTATAATCTGTTCAAGATTGAACTGTACATCAACAGTTCCAAATTGGACAAGTATGATGAGATTATTGGCGAAGTTATTCATATTCTAGAATAACTTCATTTATTTTTTTCCAAGAATTTATAACTATAGTTATATGATTTTTCAAGGTTTCTGATCCTAGGATTTGTCACGATTTGTCATATACCGAAAGGTTTATATACTATTACATTCAACATAATAACTGTAAGAACCACACTTGTGGTAACAAATTATATAGGTGATTTCAAATGATTGACAAAGAAACTGGTAAAGAAATGGACAAAGTATATGTCCTTGAAAATGTTGTCGAATGCAAAGAATGTGACTTCTGCGACAAGTGGGATTACTGCAAGTATGATGCTAGATGCAATGTAACTTTCCACGAAAGGTTCACAGATGACAACCAACACTTCTTACACCTTGAATTCCACTTCAATTCCATTTGGGGTGATGAAATCAACTTCAAAGAACTCCAAAGAATTGTTAGCAATGCAAGTCTGTGGGAAAGAAATCTCAATGTGATTCGTAAAACACTCAATGGAAACTGGGAAGTCAAATTGGATGATGACACTTCTTTCAGTTGCCATCACGAAATTGAAGACAAAGACAATTATTATTGGTGTAGTGACCACAGTAATACTGTAAATTTAGGCAAAATTGCGGAATGCTACAAGGACTGTTCACTCTGTAACAATTGCGAAGAGTGTGTCAAAATCAATGGCAGGGATGACCTACTCAAAGCATTAAGGAGAGATGGTCAAAATGATTAAACCATCCTTTTTTGAACTCTTCAGAAACCTTATCTGCTATGAATTCAGTTTTTGGGAATGGTAAAATTCCCTTCTTTTTTTTCCGACAATTTATAACGATGTTATATTTCCCTAGGTTTTCAAAAACGATTTCCCAAGATTTTCAGAGAAATCGACTGCGAATTTTGAGAGTTTTCGGCTAGGACTTCCCAAGAAAATCGATTCGGACTTCCCGAGATTTTCAGGGAAATCGATTTAGGATTTTGAAGCTTTTCGATTCTGTTTGATCAGGGCTAATCTCTTTGATGTTCACATCAAGAATGAATGTGTGGACTGTGAATGAGTGCCGAAAAATTTTGGGATTGTGTGGACTGACGTTAGTTGCAATCGCAGCTCAACTGGTGGAACTGATGATGACTGTTCCAGTTTTCGCAATTCCAGGACTTGTATGCTCTTTTTTTGATTCCTAAATATGATGGTTTCGGTAAACTGGAGCAGTTCCAACATATCAAATAATTGAATGGATGGATGATTAAAACAGTAGTTGATGGTGCAACTAACGTTTAAATTGAGTGACTATTCAAGGAAATGAATGCACCTATATAAAAAAAGTGTAAATGTTCCAGTAAATGTAGATGGAACTGCAAAAATAATTGATGGTTTGATGATGGTTGGTGTGGTATGGGAATCAGTCATCGGACTGGTGACTGTCCTTGTACTCTTTGAGAAGTCTTGCGATTGTATCACTATGTGATTCTGATGGACTTATTTTGCATTGCTTTAATTTATCCAACAGTTCATCATCCATATTGATGTTTATTGTCCTAACTGGTTCTTCTTCTTGTTGTTCATGTGTTTCTGCATTCTCTAACAGTTTTCTCATAGTTTTATTGACTGATAAACCATTACCAAATGCATCAAGTTCTTTTTTGACATTTAGTCTGATTTTTATGTTTTTCATAATGATATATTGTACTGCAAAGATATATAAATGCTTTGGCACTAGCCCCAAAAATTTTATCATAGTTTTACCAACATTTTACGAACTTTTTACCAAAAAATCGCTCCAGTTCGGTCGCGAAGTTTTACCGAACTTTTACGAACTTTTTACCGAACTTTTACGAACTTTTTACCAAGTTTTTACGAACTTTTTACGAGCTTTTTACACAGAATATGATCCTAGAACTTCTACTGCTACACAGTTTATGATCCTACACCCCCACCAAGAAGATCCTAATACCAGGGAGTATAGGATCTTGAGCTGCTTATACTACTAGATGTATAATGCTAGTTTATGGCTATAAGCATTATATGGATATTGACACTATAGGGATATTGACACTATAGGGCTATAAGCATTATATGGATATTGACACTATAGGGCTATAAGCATTATATGGATAGTGACACTATAGGGATAGTGACACTATAGGGCTATAAGCATTATATGGATAGTGACACTATAGGGATAGTGACACTATAGGGCTATAAGCATTATATGGATAGTGACACTATAGGGATAGTGACACTATAGGGCTATAAGCATTATATGGATAGTGACACTATAGGGATAGTGACACTATAGGGCTATAAGCATTA